AATCAAAACCTTGTAATTATTGGTATACAAAACGACATAACTTCTACTGCATTAACTATGAGCAATATTAATACTGAATTGTCTTTTACTAATACATCAAACTTTACAACAGAACAGTATTTAAAACTTTCAAATTTTATATATGAAAACACGTATAAAAATGAAAATATAATTATTACAAGTTTAATGAGTAATGCAGAAATCAATAATCAAAGTTTAGAATTATATAATGCTTCTTCTGTTGTTCTTAGTAAAATGGCTGTTCCTAGATATCAAATAACTATTAATGCTATAAATTTTCCTACAATTTATGATTTTGCCCCTATGATAAGTCAATTTGTTTTAGGGGATCAAATAACCATAGAAACAGATGAGAATTTATTATTGTCTGCCACACTTTTAGAATATAGTTTTAATTATGAAGATCCAACTGATTTTTCAATAACAATTTCAAATAAACAAAGGATAAATGATTCTAGTTTTATTTTATCTGACTATATTCAAAAAACATTAAAGGTTGCCTCAGATGTCAGTTTTACTAAAGAGGCTTATAATGATTGGAGTACCAATAAACCCATTATTATAGACAATGTTATAACTCCATCTGGAATTTCTTCTTATGGAATTATTGCAGAAAATATTAAAGGTGAAATTACTGCAACTCCGACTTTAAATATAACAAATATAAATTCTACAAGCGGATCATCTAATTTTGTTTTAAATCAAGAAGGTGTTGTTTTACGAGAACCTACAATATACACTGTAGATGGTGGAGTTGGTATTAGTAGAGATATCGTTACTGCTGGAGGAGGCGTTGTTTCTTTTAGAAATGGGGTTTTTATTAGCGGTAGTGGTTTAGCTGAAGGAAGTTCTTTAACAGTTATTGAAGATTTAACTGGTCAATCTGGCAGTTATATTTTTGTTAGTGGAAGTTATATTGGAAATTCAAGTAGAATTTATGTAAATGGAATTACTCAAATTAAAGGAATTCATTACAATGAATCTCCTTCTAGTGGAGCAACTATGATTGATGAAATTCAAGTTGGAGATGGCGTATTATTCGAATATGTTCCATTGATAACTTAGAAAGGTGAAAAAATGAATTATGTTACTTTTTCAAGTTTAAATAGTTTAGGGGAAATAAATTTTATTGCTGGAACAAGTTATACAATAAAATTTTTGTGCTATGATCAAGATGGAAATGATTTAGATATTAGTGCTGCTGATTGTACGTGGAACTTAGCTCCATTTGGAACAGATTATGCTATAGTAACAAAAACGGGAAATGTGATTACCACCAACAGTTTTGAAATTGTTCTTGCTCCTATTGATACAAGAGATTTATCAAATGGCAAATATACACATCAACCAACCATTGTTTTCTCTAATGGCGTTGAAGTAGTTCCTGCTCAAGGAATCATAGCTGTGACAAAAAGGATAAGATAATATGGCTGATCCAACTAGCGTTTCTGGAAGTAAAAATTTATATATTTATCAAGAAAACCATATTGTTAGAACGGGAATTTTAAAATATTATGATCCACTAATGTTTTCTGATTTAGCTTTTGAAATTCTTTCAGATTTAAATGTTGTTGATCATACTTTACCAAGTACAGATCCAACATCAAATCAGCAACCAGAGGGTATAAATTTTGTAATATTTGATCTAACAATTGTGAGTGGGAGTTAATATGACTACTACAAATTTAAATTTATTTACATATAATTTAGGAACAAATGGAGATATTGGATTTGACGATTTAAGAAGTTTTATAAATGGATCTGGAAGTTCTAGTAATATGATAAAAATAGATAATTGGGCTTTTCAACAACCCATTATTTTGTCATCTATATTGAGTTCTTTTTCTGGATCAAATACATTAATTAGTGGATCATTGGATTCTATGGATACAATTTTAGCAAATTCTGCATCTCAAATATCTGAGTTAGATAATAGATTTGAAATACTTGGAACATTTAGTGGAAGTGGTCAAGCTGATTTTTCTAGTATTTCTCAAGATTATGAAAATTTAATAATTTTAGGTGTTGCTTCGTCTAGTTATCCATCTTATTTTTCCAATATTGGAATTGATTTTAATGGCGATACATCAGGAAGTAATTATTCTGTTACTCAATACGATAATTCTGGATCAAATACAGGTGGAGGACTTTTTTATAATTCTGTAACTATTTCTGGTTCTTCATCTTTTAATCAAATAATTTTAGGAAAAATAACGGGAAATATTCATTCTGAATATGGAGGAATAGTTTTAGGAATTGTTCCCAATTATTCTGGAAGTGGTGGATTTTATAAAACATCAATGGGTATTAATCTTACCATAAGCGGATCGGGAATAGACAAATACGATGAAGGAATTCCAAGAAATGAACGGGTTTCTATTAATTTATCTGGAGGCGCATGGAAAAACAATGTTCCAATTGATAGGGTTAGAGTTTTTGGAAGCAGTGGAAGTAGTAAATATGACTTTTTAGATGGAACAGCAATAACAATATATGGATTTAAATAACTGAAAGGATGTGCTAATTAAATGACAACTACAAGTTCTTTTTTAAATTTAATTTTATATAACAGCACAACAGATCAAAGTGGAAGTTTCATTAGTTGGACAAACGATGTTGCTGGATCATCTAATAGTAATATGACGAAAATTGATTCTTTTTCACAAGAAATAAGCGGATGTGTTGTGTCGTTAAATTCTAATATAAGTGGATCTATTACTTCAATAAATAGTAATATTTCTATCTTAAGTGGTTCTGCCACTGCATTAAGTGGCAGTTTGGTTACTGCTAATTACAAATTTCAAAAATTAGGTGAATTTTCTGGTGCTGGTCAAGCAGATTTTACAAACATTCCTCAAAATCATTCTCATTTGTTAATAATGGGAATTACGGGAACTGCCTATACAAGTATATCTAATGTTGTAGCGGATTTTAATGGAGATGCAAATCAGGGTAATTATGGAAGTGTTCAATGGTCTAAAAGTTCCTCTTTAGAATATCTTAGTGATAGACCCTGTGGTGGAATTGTTATAGGAAACGCAAATAATTATTCTGGAAATTTGTATGGAAATTCATTATTTGCTATGATTCCAAATTATAGTGCATCTGGTGGATTTTTTAAAACAGCTATGGGATATCTTGCAACAATAGAAAATTCATATCATGTTGGAATAATAGGAGGAGTTTGGAAATCTACATCTCCTATTACTAGACTAAGAATATCGGTAAGTTTTAGCGGAACTAGATATAATTTTATTGCAGGAACAAAACTTTCTCTGTATGGTTTTGGATAACTTTTTATTTTAAATAAAATGTTGATTTTATTTGGTTTTTAACCCCCATATATAGGGTATGGTTATTGTTTAACCCCCATATGTGGGGGTTAAGTTAAGGAGAACAAATGGCTTATATATTTAAACCAGTTTTAAAAGATTATGTTCTTGGTGCTGATTGGTCAAAATGGAATGATAATAATTCTACTCCTGAAATGGTAAATTTTGAACAAGCTCTCGCAGAAGGAATAAATTATTCATTAATTAAATCTTCTCAGAAAAATTGGATGGATGAAGATATTTTAATGAACTGGAAAAATGCTAAATCAGCTGGAATGCCTAGAGGAGCATATCATTTTATGACTTTTGATTATGATCCTAGAAAGCAAGCTGAGTTTATGTGGGGGTTATTAGAAAAAGATCCAGGTGAATTGCCTCCAGTATGTGATTTTGAATATTGGTTAGTTAACCCCCCTTCAAATGCAGCAGACATGCTTTGGAATTTTGTTGAAAGAATGAGAATTTTATCAGGAATATATCCTACAATTTATACGGGTGCTTTTTTCTGGCACTCTTACGGATCACAGGCTTATTCTTGGACTAATTTCAATTTGTGGATAGCTGGATATACCAGTGAGGATTATATTAATCAGAAGGTAAAGGATTTAACTCCTTGGGATACATGGGATCTTTGGCAATTTACTGACAATGGAGATGGTATTAAATATGGTGGAGAATCATATAAATTAGATTTAAATTGGGCTAAAAAAGATTTTATTTCTCAGTTTATTAATTTAAATGGTGGTACACCTGTTCCTGAACCTGAGCCAATTCCCGATCCAACAGATCCCCCTGAAGCACCTTCACAAAAAATTAAATTTGAAGTTATTTCAAATGAATTAAACATTAGAACAGAACCAAAAGTTTCTTCAGCAACATTTACAGGAAGAAAACTCAAAAAAGGAGATGTGGTTGTTTTTGAAAAATCTTATGCTCCTTATGAGAATTGGATTTTTGATAAAGATATCAATGGATGGGTTGCAGAAAAACATGCTGGAACTCAATACTTAAAAAGAGTTGAAGAATAAATAATAAATATTAATAAATTAAAATAGACTATAGATTAATTTCTATGGTCTATTTTTTTATGATTTTTGTTTTTTTTATTTCCTATAACAATGAATTTTTAAGATTTCATTTTTTTGTGTATCTTTAATATAAGAACAATATTCATAGTCGTTTTCAATTTCAAATAAACAAATATTTTTATCACAGGTAAAATTAGATTGGGTGATGTATTGTATTTGTTGTTGTTGTTGTTGTTGTTGTTGTTGTTGTTGTTGTTGTTGAATGAATTCTGGTGATGAATTCTTTGAAAGAGTAAAGACACACGTTGCTATAGCTATAAAGAACATAAATATATACATATAAATCGATTCTTTGTCAATTGTTTTTTTCATTTGTTTTCCTTTATTTGATTATTTTCTATTGAGTGTTTGTAAACTCTTTCTATCCACAATAGGAACTCTTCTTTTGACATTGATCTTTTTGCGATATTGCATATTCCACAACAAGGAGCAATGTTATCTACAGTATAACCTTTTGCATTATCAATTCTATCTATTCCGTTATAAATATAATCGCCATTTTGATACTCATTTTTAATAATATATTGAGGATTAGTTCCGCAATAATAACAATTTTTTTTAGTTATGTCATTAAATTGTAATTTAGTAAGGTCAAATTTTAAGTTTCTAGCTTTTGCTTCTCTTTTATATCTCGTATACAAGCGATTGAAACTAGCCATTTTAAATTCTTTTTTAAAACGTTGTGAAATTTTTTCCTTTTGTAAACATCCACAAGATTTACTATGTCCATTTACCAACGAATAACTTGTAATAACTTTGTGGTTTCCACAGTCACATTTACAAAACCAAGAACGACTTCCTTTTTTATTCTTATCTTTTTTAATAACCGTCCAGCGACCAAACTTCATTCCAATTAAGTCATGTCCTTTTTCGTATCTTAAACATCCACATGATTTAGTGTGATTAGATGTTAAATCGTATGATAATACTTCAGTCGTTCTCCCACAATTACATTCGCATAACCATTTTGCACTTCCCTTTTTATTATTTTCCGATCTTTCAATTACGACCAATTTTCCAAACCTTTGCCCTGTCAAATCAATAAATTTACCCAAATTCCAAAACCTCCTTTTGTTTTTAATTATAGAATTATTGTGAAAAAATTGTAATCCATAACTATTTTTTTGTCAATGATTTTCATAAAATAAATTCTAATCTATTTTTTATACTGAATTTTTATAACCTATAGAATGAATAATGAGTGATTATTCATTTTAGAGGCTATGATTTTTCACCTATTAAATAGGCTATATAACCTAAAGGTTGGGTGACCTAAATTACGTATTTACATATGTAAAATGTGTAAAAATACACAAAACTCCTTTGTAAAATGTGTAGTGTCTTACTGGTAAGATGAAATACAACCAATTTTGTTCTATAGATAAGACAATAAAGGTTGCCAATCCAACCTTTATTGAATATGACCCCAAACATAATTGGTGTTTGTGCTTCTATTGAGAAACCCCTCAATAAAAACAAAATCGGTACGCTTGCGAGCAGAGGCGTTTTGGGTACTGTTGTGGTTATTCTAATTGATAATACTTATTTTGTCAAGTTAATTTATTTATTTCTTTCCTACAATAAATTTTTCTAAAGTAATAGGCATGTAATTAGTATATTCTAACGCTAATAATTTTTGATATCCATTTTTTATTGCTAATAATTCTGGTTCGTGTCGTCTATGATCTGCGTTATGAAAATGACCATGTACATTTATATCGTATTCTCCATTCCAAACTACAGGTTTATGAGAAAACATAATTCTTTTTCCAAATATTTTATCTTCAAATTGTTCACATACCATGCTCCATCCATGTTCTAAGTACCAAGAATTAGATTTTTTATCATGGTTTCCTCTAACTAACCAATGTCTACCTGGAACAGTAAGAAGTTGTAAGTGCCACTTTACATCGTTGTAAATACAAATATCTCCTAAGTGTATCAATATGTCTTCTTGTTTGACACAATGACGAAGATTTTTTAATATGATTTCGGAAAAGTTTTCAGGTCTATTACAATATTCAATCATTTGAGAATGACCAAAATGAGTATCAGTAGTAAGCCAGTATTTCATATTAAGTTTCTTTCTTTCTTTATTCTATTAAAACAATTATCGCATAAAGTTGCATACCAATGTCCCCCGATGTCTCTTATTTCACCTGGTTGACTACATTGCTCGCATGTTACCATAGATTGTTCTTCTGCTTGAGATATTAGATCGTCTAATTCATCTGTTGAAAAATTTGTATAATATCTAATAGAGTTTCCGCACCATATTCCTTTCCCATTTCTTCTAACATAGATAATATGATTTGAAACTTCAACACAATATACTTTTCCATTATAGTTGACTATTCCTTCAAAAGAATTTTTAGAAAGTCCTTTTTCTTGTGTGTTATGAAACGGTTTCGATAACCAATTTATAGTATATACTTTATTTACGCCAGTTCCAACATATATTGTTTTTTTTGGAGAAAGAATTGTTTCTCTAAAAGATCCTTGACATTTTAAAATTAATTCTTGAACATCATCCGATAATTGTTTTGAAACTGTATATAATATATGTGCTGTTTTTGTTTTGTGTCCATCTCCAGCATATAAAGAATCTAAAAATATTTTAATTTGTTTTGGTGGAAGTTCTTTTATAAACGGAGGTACTTTTTTTTCTAATGCTTTGTGTCCAAAATTATCGGAAAGCCATCTTGCTAATTGCACGCTATATATTCTAAAAATTAAAGCCGATTTATCTTCCATGCTTGTTTTTATTTTAAATCCCAGCTTAGATATTACATTAGAAATTATTTCTTTTTCTTTTCCTTCATCAACATTGCAACATGCTATTGATATATTTCCTTTGTTGTCCGAACATCCTTCTGCGACATACCATCCCAAAAAATTCAAAAAATCATTCGTATTAAAAATTAAATCATTTACAGTATAGGTTCTGTTTTTATTTCTTATTTTCATAAAATTGCTATATTTGTAACCTGGAATTATTATGCTTTTTAAATATGTTCCTTTCCATTGAGTTCCTTTTTTAAATTTTTTATTTTTATGATAATACTTTTCATATGTTGTTAATTCAAATTCATGCTCAGTTATTTTATTTGGTTTATATCTTCCATTTACTTTATTTGGTTTTGCTATATAAAGATTATGATTTGGAGTAACTAATAAATCCACTCCTCTTGTAACTAATTTATACATTTCACCACAATAATCATATTCTATATAATCTAAAATTGACTGATATTCTAAAAAATTATTTTTATTAAGTGTTGCTATTAAATCTGTATTTTTTAAATTTTTAAAAAATTTCCATCCTTTTTCTGTTAATATTTCAGTTTCTTCATCGTAACATCCAAATTTTTCTTTTACTTGATGAACATTGAAATCTTGACTTATTTTTTTATTATCTATTAATTTTTGTATTTTTTTAGAAAGATCATATAGTAATTTGAACCATCCATCTTCACATTCAAATGGAAGTCCTTTTCCGTAAAATCCACCATATTTATAAAATTTAAATTTTTCTCTTAGTTTTTCTTCAAGTTCGTGTTTCATTTATCGTATTATCCTTAAATATCTATTCAAAAAATTAATTCCTTCCTCAAACCAATCCGTGTAGAATAATGAACTTTCCTTTATCATTCCTACATACTTATCCCATGTTGGTTTTTCATTGATAAAAATTATGGGTATTCCTTTTCCAATTGCGTATCCCAATTCGAATAAAGTATTATAACCACCTGGATTATCTTCTTCTAAATATCCAAATATTAAATCAGAATGATCTATCATATTTAAATCTAAATTTGTATATTGAGATGGAATATTTAGTTCATGTTCATCAGGATTAAGATACTTTACGTCTGGATAATTTGCGTTTATTTTTACGCTTTTTCTCCAAGGGTTTCTTAGTCCGCCTGCTAAATAAATCTTCATTGTCTGTTCATTCCTTTAATCGTTCCTAATAATATGATCAACAATCCTCCAAGTATAACAGCAAAATCTCTAAGATAATATCCACATAATGCACAAAGAGCACCTATCCAATAAATTACTTCCCATTTTTGTACTCTCATTTTATTATTCCTTATCTGTAATATGTTGCATATTATAATTGTTTTTTATATATAATATGACACATTTTTCATATAACATTTTATGAACCTATACATTTATCACAACTAGGATTAGATAAATCACAATCCTCGCAATAGTCTGATTCTCTATCGTTTTCATCTTTTAAAAGATTCAATTCTTTATAGGAATCAAGACCATGAACAACGCTTCTTTTCCAATAATCTTTTCCACCATCAACAGATAGGTTTCCACATTTACAGGTTACATAATCATGTCTATGCTTAGATTCTATAATGTCTCCACATAATAAACACTTGGCTATATTTTTTATTGATTCTTTTGGTTTATTCATTTTTACCAGACCATGATTTTTCTTCTGCTATGTCTTCCATAACATTTTCAACTGATACTGGTTGAAAACCAACTGCAATTAAAAACCGCATATATTGTCTTATCATATCAGCCAATAATCCTTCTTCGGATTCATTAAATTCATGTGATTGTTCTATCGTTTCATCGATAAATCCTCCGTAATGAAATTTGAATTCTAATTTGTGTTGAATAGCCATTTTATTATTCCTCTATTTCTTGAAGATCGGTAAAACTATATTGGCTACAAGATTTTTCTAAACAATAACTTGAAAAAATGGAATTGAATAATTCTATTCTTTCCTCTTGTCTAGATGAATCTTCAAATTTTAGCATCACTATTTCTTTAAAAAGTCTATTGAATTGATTTTTTAATTCTATAGGAATACAGTATGTTTTATAATATCCATCTTGTTCAAAACAATATCTTCCAGAAAGTTTATTAGCCATATGATTCTCCTTTATTCCTTATAAAATGTTTGTTTTATTTGGTTTATTTTATATTCGCTTAAAATATGTAGTTTTAGCGAATTTCAACAAATCGAATCCAATATCTTCATAGCCTTGTCATAATATCCAACCTTCAATAACTTACGTACGTGTTTTATTGTATCCATTAGTTCATCAATTCGTATAAAGGTTGCATCAATTGTTATATTTTTTGAAGTAATGATTTCATATAATTGTTTATTGGATAGAGGTTCTCCGTTGATTATATATTCATCAGGATAAATTATAGGATTTCCAGGTGATATGTAGGTTGGTTTTGGTTCTGAATATGATGCTGTCCAAACTGGTTTTACTGAATTTCTTTCAATCATTTCGTTAACGATTATTTCACTAACAAAGATTGCCCCATTACCATAGGGATTTTTTCCATATCCGTTTGCAGTTAACATATATTTTTTAGTTTGTAGTTTTTCAACAATTTCAAACATAATACCGCTTGGTATTGATTGAAACGTACACATATCTTGACCATAGAAATATATGTTATCTTTCGAAAATTGAATAGTTTTTCCTACGTGGGTTGTTTTTAATTTTGTCATATTGTCACCAATCCAAACTACACAACAAACCAGGCTCAGAAATTTTTACCCACTCAGCAGCCGTAGCTTCAATTCTTACAAGAGCACCATCAAATTTTAACATGTGAACATATGGTAATACTTCATTTTCTGGATTGAACTCTTCTTTCTCAACTGCTATTGATATGATTTTATCATCTGGTAATTCTGACCAGTTGTTTTCATCTACATCTAAATCTTCAAATGATTCTCCAAAAAATGCTAGGAATAATTCTTTTACATGGTTAATATCTCTTGCAACAAACCAATTGTGGTCATCTGTAAATACATATAATTTTTCGATCATTAATTAGAATCCTTATAATTAACTTCAATATCATCAATACCTTCAATGCATTCGAAATTGGTGTCCAATACTCTTGATAATTTTTTACCAATTTTTTTGATTTTCTTTTTGCTGATTGCTTTACCGTCAAATTTTACAACAAAAATATCAACATCTTTATAAATATCAACTATCATTTTTCTCATTATTTTCTCCTTTTCTAATAAAACGAATATTTTATTTTCTTTTTACACCCTCACGACTCCCGATTCTCCACGTAAGATTTTGTTTTAGTTGATCTTGTTCTATTCAACTGGTTATAAGATTATCAGCAATAACAAAGTTTTGATTTTATGGATCGTCTAGTTAAACTAGGTGTATCGCAAAATTTATCTGTTTTTTATTTTTCTGGTAATTATATCGTTTTGCTTATTGTTTCCTTTCTTTTTAAATAATTGTCTAATATTCCAGAACTTTGATTTTTCTTCTTCGTTAGTAATTTGCTTTGTCATACTTTATTTTTTTCTCCTTTGTTTATGAATTTTTGAATATAGGAGTATTTTACACCTTTTAATATTTGTTGTCAAGTACCAATATTAAAATAACTCCTATTTTTAGGAGTTATTTTTTTAGGGATTTCTATATAATTATAATTATAATTATTATAATCATGATTAGTATAACGGCTATGATTCTAAAATAGTTCGTTCTTTATTTAGATCTCTTTGTACGGCATATTCTGAATCAAATTTATCTGGATAGCGAGCCTTTAGTTTTTCAATATTTTTTTCCAATATTTCTTCTAAATCAAAATTTAACATATAACATAGGTTACCTATGTACCACATGAGATCTCCAATTTCTTCTTTAACATTAAACCAATCAATAGGCTTATTGTACGCCAATTGTTTTTTAAATGGATCTGTTAGTTCTCCGATTTCTGTTTGCATTCCCATTAACATGTGTAGAGTATTTAATGTTTCAGAATTTAGTTCTGAGTTTGTTCTGTTTGCTAGTTCGCAGTATTCGTTAATTTTCATATTGTTTTTTCCTTATTGTTTGTCTGGTTTTTCTAAAATTTGAAATGATTTACTGTTGTTTCTATAGATAGTTCCACCTTTTAGTCCCTTTTCCCACATATAAAGATAGATGTTAAAAATATCTTCAATTGTTGAATCTTCTGGAATATTTATAGTTTTGGATATGGCGTTACTGGTATATTTTTGCCATGAAGCTTGAATATCCACATGTCTCTTCCAGGGAATCTCATTAGATGTTTTAAATAATTTTTGTACTTCCTCGGATACTAATTTGCATCCAGTTAGTGTTCCTGTTGAAGAAGCATATTCCAATATAGAATTTATTTTCTCTTTATCATATCCGAATTCTTTTAATTTCCGTTCTAAGGCAGGGTTTGCTTCAAAGATAGAATCTTTAGCAATATTTCCCACTCCTTCTGTGATGTTGCGTTTATAGGAAAGTGCAAAAAATGGCTCAATTCCGCTGTTTACGCCACCAATAATAGCAATAGACCCCGTAGGCGCAAGACTGATGCAGGCAACGTTTCTAACACCAATTTGTCTCAATTCTTCTCGATTAATATATGATTTTTCGTAAGGGCTATCATATAAAACTTTTTCAACTACGTGAAGATCTACTTTTTCTGAATCATAATAAGCAAAAGCACCACGCTCTTTAGCTAATTGAAATGATTCTTCCCAAGCATGAAAATTAATAAACCATGAAAGATATTCCGATAATTCAACCGCCTCATCTGAATCATATGGAATATTCATTTCTATTAATAAATCTGCAAAACCCATTACTCCACCACCTAAACGCCTCAATGATTTTGTAACAATGTTTATTTTATCCAATGGAGCTTCTGTTACTTCTGTAACGTCATCTAAAAATCTGATTAATGTTCTTACAAGTGTTTTTAATAAATCCCAATCAATTTGTTTTGTCTTTTGGTCAAATATATACAAAAGAACAATTGATGCCAAGATACAACTTTCATTAGATAATAGGGGGACTTCACCGCAGGGATTAGTTGCATAAATTAATTCTAAAAATTTTACCATATTATCTTCATTAATTCTATCAAAAAATAACTCGCCTGGATCACCCGACTCCCATGCTTGAGTTGCCATTCGCAATAATAAATCTTTCGCATTTACTGTTTTTATAACTTTGCCTGTTGCAGGAGAAATCAAGTCCCAATTACGATTTTCTTTTACCGCATTCATAAAATCATCTGTAAGTAGAACTGAAATGTTGAAATGAGTTAATTGATCGTCTAAAAGAGTTTTTTCTAAAACCTTTTCGTATTTTGTGTTTTTTAATCTGCCATCAAAAGATTTTAAATTACGATCATATTCCTCCATTAATCTTGAATTTCTTACATCTAAATTAGATTTAAATCCAATAAAACTTTCTATGTCTGGATGTGAAACAATCAAAGATCCTAATTGAGCACCTCTTCTGGATGCTTGTTGAATTACTTCTCCTGTTTGGTCAAACAGTGTCATAAAACTTAGAGCACCAGAAGCCTCACCACCAGTAGAATTAATCAACGCTCCTTTTTCTCGAATATTAGAAAAAGAATATCCTACACCTCCACCCATAGCAAAAACTTCAGCAGCATCTTTCAAAGCCTCATATATGGAACTTCTAGAATCTTGAATAGATAAAACAAAACAGTTGGCAAGATTTTTTATTCCTGTTCCAGCATTTGCAATTATTCTTCCACCAGGAAGAATAAATAAATCATATATGACTTTATAATATTCTTCTTCGGATTCTAATATCTGTTCATCAGTTGATCCGTAATTTCTTCCTCCTTCCGCTATTTGTTTTGCGATGGTTCTACATTTTTCACTCCAAACCTTTGTTTTGTTTTTTGAATATTTTAGTGCGAAAACTTTTTTTGCCTTTTCATTAAGTTCTGCCAATCATACCTCCTTAAATAAAATAATATTAATATTAAAAAATATATGTTTCAATTATCAATCAGAACGCAATTCCATTGTTCTAGCAATTTCTATAGCATTCTTCTTTACATAGTTTAATCCTTCTTCGTTTATAATTACGATGTCAAATCTATAGTTATCTAAAGCAGTTTCAGAAGGATGTGATTTCTGTTCTTCTGTTAATCCATTATCGAACCCGTTTCTTTTAACAATAACTGAATATACCCCATAATATTCTTCTTTCAGTTTATTTATTTCATTTGGAAATCTGCAATCTGGTACTAAGAAATAGTCAAATTCTGTTCCAAAAGCATATATAAATTCTTTAATTACATTTACCCAAATATCAGGATTATTCTTTCTGGCTAAATCAGTTCCTACTTTTTGTAAAATAGTTCTTCCTTCTTCGTTTTTAATTCCATCCCAATTGAACTATTCTTTACAAACATATTTTAAATAATCGGCAAAATGTAAGATAACAACTCTTTTGCCACAAGATTGTAAAGTTTCCTTTACATATTTTGCGGTTGTATCTTTTCCGTGTTGTGCTTTTCCAGAAAAAGTTATTACTTTCATTCAATGACCTCTTCTTTTTTGATTGTCTTAAAATAATCTATAATTTCTTTCCAATTATTTTTACGAACATATCTATTTTCCACTTCATCATAGTTATCTTTTTTAGAAGTATTCCAGGGTTTTTCAAATAAAATGGCTCTTTTATTTGGATCTTGAATAAATTCTTGAACATTCTCCCATCGATCATCAATAAGGAAATCCATATTAATTAAAGACTTATCATAAGCGTGAACAAAATTTTCTCGTTTATCTAAGAAATCATGTTTTTCTAACCAATCATATTTAGAATCCATTCTGTTACTTGCTGTAACATAAATGACTCTAAATCCCATCTTTCTTAGTTTTTTAATTCCCTTCCATGCTCCCTTTATTGGTTCACAGTGATTATATATATTAAAGTCTGGAGTAGGATGAATATAATCATAAATTTCATCTCCACATTTTACAAAACTATCAATTTTCCATTCGGTTATAGTATTTATATCCAAATGATCATCATAATCCTCATTATACATATTAACCCAATTAGGAACTAAATTGATAACAACATCATCACAATCAACTCCAATAATTATTTCTTTTTCTGTCATAGTTTTTTTAAAGTTCCGTTTCCTGTTTTGATATAAGTTATTTCTTGATTGTGTAATTCGTTAATATCAGAACAATCCAAATAAGATAAACCAGATTTAAGTCCCCATATAAATTCCTCATATATTTCTTTTAATGGTCTAATATCTTCTTGTGGTATCTGTATTACCAATCCTTCATTTGATCTTAAATGTTTTCCCATTTCGTTTTGTAATTTATAAGAACTCATCCCATGTACAATACCTCCGTTGTTAGATTCTTTGCTTTTTCCAAATAAACTTCCTATCATTACATAATCAGCACCAAATACAAAAGCCTTCATTGCATTTCCAGAATTTTTTATTCCACCATCAGCAATAATTTTTACATTTGGATAAAAATTTTTTATGTTAGAACAATCTTGAATTGCTGTCAAATCTGGAATTCCCACACTCGTCACCCCTCTCGTGGCACATACACTCCCCCCACCAATACCAACTCTAATAAAATCGCTTCCTGCTTGTGCCAAATGATAAGCTCCTTCATATGTAGCAACATTACCAGAAACGATCTTAAAATCCAATCCACTTTTTTTTCTGTATTCATTTAATGAAGAAACAGAATTTATTGTTCTTTGCATATGTCCTGTAGCAGTATCAATACAAATAAATTTTGCTCCATTTTCTACTGCTAATTTGACATAAACAAGTTCTTTTTTCCATTGATTGATTCCAATGGAAACACCATAGTTGCTAACTCCCCTTAGTTGTATTATGGCTTCTAATCTTTCAGCTTCCGTTGAAAAGAATCGATGGAGTATACCAATTCCACCTAATCTGCTCAATTCTTTTATGAACGGAACATTACTAATTCCCCTCATTGGAGCAGAAAAAATAGGCATATATTTTTTATCTGTAACAAAAATATTTACATCTTTTCTGCTATTGATGGATGATTGTTCTGGTACTAATAAAACATCATCATAGTCTAGTGGTTCTAATTCTGATTTTATAATCATTTATTTATATAATATCTCCTTTGTTTGGCAAATAGAATTTTATTTTATCATGCAAGTTCGTTTTAGTCAATGTTTGAATGTTAAAATTTTGTTTTATTCTGAATTTTTTAAGGTTTGAAATGTTAAAGAAAAGATTATGAATGTTAAAGAAAAGTTAAAATCCTTTCATCCAAGTGTTTCTTTCTTTTACTTTATTGTTACTCAAACATCTATCATAGGCATAAGGTTCATATAATAATAAAACTTTTTCTTGCCCTCTCGTAAGCATGGTATATAAAAATGTTTGATCCAATAATGTATAATGAGTATTATCAATAACTCCAATGATATATTTAGCTTGACCTCCTTGTATTTTGTGACATGTGCTTACATAAGCCAAATCCAGTTCTGATAATTCTGATCTAGAATATTCTATTCTTTTATCTGGATAATCAACAATTAAATAATCTTGATTTACATTTCTTCCAATTTCTTTTATATATCCAATTTCTCCATTGAACACACCTAAATCATAATTGTTCTTGATGTGCATTACTTTATTATTTAATCTAAAAGATCTTTTACCGTGTTTAATTTCATTATCTGTATTTGGAGTTAATATATTTTGAATTATTTTATTTATTTCTTCTGTTGAATTTATGCAATCTTTTTTTCTAGGAACAATTATTTGAACATTATCTAATCCAACTTCTTCAACTGATTTTAAGAATGTATTAATTGCTATTTTTCTCAGTGATTCTCTGTTGTTTCTACAAATATAATACATATCTTGAAGATCCCCATTAATAGTTTTCAATTCTTTTTTACCTTTTAATGGATCTTCACCTTTTCTAATTTTATTAGCATCACTAATAATTCCTGATCTTTCTGCTTGACGATGAACTTTAGTAAGTCTATTAATTTGAAAATTTTCTTTTGAAAGAATATCCGTTGGGAAAGAACCATATGAGAGTGGGGGGAGTTGCCCCACATCACCTATCAATATCACTTTTGTTTCTGGATTAATTGCTTCAAATAATTTTAAATATAGTCCAGAATAAATCATTGAATATTCATCAACTATTATAACGCTATATGGTAATTTATTATATCTATTATATAAAAATTGATTTAAACCCTGTGCGCCTAATAATCGATGAATGGTCATTGCCTGAAATCCGCTTACTTCTTCTAATCTTTTGCCTGCTCTTGCAGACAAAGCACAAGCACCAATAGAATAACCAGCTTGATCATATATGTTTAAAATGGCTCTAGTTATGCTTGTTTTCCCTGTGCCGCCTAGACCTACAATTACACTAAACGATTTTTTTATAACACTTAAAATTACATCCAATTGTTCTTTTGTATATTTATATCCCTGTATTTCTTCTGCGATTCTTATTCCTTCATCAATATTGTTTTGTGTTAAATAAAGAGTTTCTTGTGCATTAAGTTCATTTACAATATCCCAAATTTCTTTCTCAACCCAATAATAGTAATGCAACCCGACCTTGTAGTCTCCATTCTCTTCATCTTTTTCTATGTGAAGAATGGTTTCATGTTGTTTTTCAGATTCAATAAATTCATTATATAAAGACTCTGCTTCAAGAATGTTTTCTTTAATTGCTGAATCTAATTCACTTAAATAAATCCAGGTATCTCCTCTTTCTTCTCCTATGTTTTTCAAGTAATCTTTGACAAATCCTTTTACTCTTTGTTCAGAAACCAACAAGTCGTCATTTATTTTCAAAGCAATAGTATCAGCAGTTTTAAATCCTATGCCATCTATTTCAGTAATAATATATGGATCGTTTAATAATTTTTCTTTTAGTAAATATGGATTTGGTTCTTCATTGAAAAGCTGTTTGATTCTTTTTTGTGAAATACCATACGGAGATAACAATGATAAAACATCTGCCATCAAATAATTGTCTAAAATTTTATTCTTTATGATCTTCCAAGTAAATTCTTTAATTCCATTTAACTTGTTTAGATCTATTTCAGAATCGACATTAGAATTGCTTATAACCATATCAACAATATCTGGATAAACTTCCAAAAGTGTTTCTACTTGATTCTCTGTAAGAATAGACTTTAGAAATAACTTAGAATCTTCAACTGTTTTAGGTGTATCCTGTGAGATACTAATAACTTCAAAACCATAGCCCCATTTAGAATGATTAGACAACTTGGCTTTTACTTTATATGGAACATCTGAATAATCTAATCGTTGCATTTTTCCACGTAAAGTTACTTGGTAGAGAATTCTATCATCTTCTTTTGTTGAAAAGAGATTATTGTTTCTTATAGCAATTGATGTTGGCAATTCTATTTCTGAATTAAAAGTATAAACTCCCCAAGATGAATCATCTGAATAGAATCTTTCATAAGTTATAAACCCTGTAAATTCATATGTTTTATCAAAGTCTATTGGGAGATCGGATTTTTTATTATTAGAAATTATAGACAATAAATCTTCTTCTTCGTTATAATGTTTTGTTTTAAATTCTTTCAAAAATTATCTCCATTCCTGCATTCATTTTATCAACTTATCGTTTTCTTTAACAATATAATACACTTCTAACCATAAGTCAAACTTATCTTCTATTTCAACCCACTTGCTTTCTTCATTTTTAGTCATAGAATTCTTTTTTGTAACTTTTTTGAATAATAAAATATCACCTTTATTTATAGGAAATTCATTATAAACTTTCTTCTTTATTTTAAATGTTTTTCTCTCTCCTGTCAAGAGATTTTGAAATTCTATTTTTGGTGAATATTTTAAATCTATTTCTAATGCTACCGCATAATTTTTGTTTACAGGAAAATTGGTTTGAATCTCATTTAGGATTTGTAGCTCATTCTTTATTTGTTCTTGAATTGAATAGTTCTTATTGGGAAGTTCATCCCATATTTTTTGTAGTTCAGGAACTCTTTTTTCTTTTGTTTTATCAGTGTGTGTTTTAGAATATCTATTTTTGCCTGAAGTGAATTCTTTATAAAATTCATGGAGTTTTTTATTTTTACCAAATTCTTCAAAGTACCTTATTTTTATTAGATCTTCAAATTTGGAAGATATGTAGGAGTTGTCTTCTGAAAATATTAGGAGGTCGAGGAATGTTTTTCCTTTAAATTCTCTATGAATAGTCAATAAGTTCTGAACTACTATCGTGCTTAGACCCTTTATCTTATTTAATTTACTTAATATTTTTTCTATTTCTGGATCTGGTTTTTCTATTTTAATTTCGTCTTCAGAAATATCATTAATAGAAAAATCTATCTCTGTATCTTTGTTAGATTCAATGTCGTTTATATATTTATACGCTTCTTCTACATAAAAATCATAATCTATATTATAAGTATCAATTGGGACATTCTTATCGTAATCATTTAGAACTTTAGTTAATTGATCTACAAATAATCCGATTGTACTGCCATCTGCTTTTCTTCTTTTTATTAGTTTTCCACCATTCTTACTAATATAAAATCTATTATTTTTTTGTAAAATTTCAATTTTATCGTCTTTGTGAAATTCCATTTGAAAATCTGTTCCTGCTTTTTGAGATATACAAAAATCTAAAACACCTTTAGATTCTTTATATGTTTCTAAAACAGGTTTTTCATTAATAAAATATTCATACATTGCTACAGCAACAATAGGATATTTGTAACCTTTTTTAATGTTTATTTCTTTTATATATCTTCCCTTTTCTTTTGTTTCATTATTTATTTTTTTAGAGATATAATTATTAACGTCAGATCTAATGTACAAAGAATAAGGAGTATATTCTAATTCAAAGTTTGTTCTTTTCTCCCATTCTTTACATATTTCATAATATTTTTTTTCTAAATCTCTTGGTATTTTACAAATTATTCCATCTGTATTAGCTGATATAGTAGGTATTCCTTCTAAAGCTAAAGATTCTATTAGTCCCAACAAATATAATTGACCAGATAGAGTAACACTAATCATGGCTTTAGCATCTTCTAACCAAAATGTATTACTGCCTAATTTCCCAAAAATAGAATTAATTGTGATTTTTAAACCATCAGCCTTAACTTTATCTCCCGTGTGTTTAGCTTCCAATCTTTCTTTAGTTATTTTATCTAATACTTTTAAAAATCCTTCATCTAAATGCGCAGGAATAATTTTCTCATTTAGTATGATATTAGGATAATAGCTTGAAACATCGCAGTCTTGAATTAGATAATTATCATCTGTTTCAAATAATCTAGCATCATCTACACTATGCAATCCTCCAATACCTAGTTCGTATTTACATCCTGCAAATTCTATTTGTTTTTTATATCTGTAATTAGTATCTTTACGAACAAGGGTATTTTCTATCTCCAACTTTACTTTTTTTAATTTATTTGTTTTAAATTCTATTTTATCTGATATACATTCAGATAGCATAAATTGATCTCTTTTTGTTCGTAAATTTCTAATAGTATTTATATCTAAATTCAATTCTTTAGAATAAATTTCTTCCAATAAAACATTAGCCATTTTACTATCACTAGCATTATTTAAATCAACTTTAAATAGTTCACCTAAATCTTTTCTTAAGTTTATTAATGGAAGTATTTTTTTATATAACTCAAAAGTAATCAGAACATCATTAAAGTTGTAATTTAATATAGTATTAACTTGTTCTTTTTTTATTAATGTATCATATTCTAAGGGAAGATCTTGTACTTTATGCCATTTTAAGTTAATGGATGTTTGTTTTAAACTTATTCCTAGTTTGTCAAAAGCAAGTATTTTCATTAAATCCAATTGATAATAAGGAAGTTCTTTTCCAGGGAATTGTAGTTCTCTAATTTCTTTATCGAATCTAAAATTATCAGAAACTAATTTACTGGATATTCTAAATATGTTAGTTAATAAATCATCTACTGACAATTCCATATTTTCAATAATATAGTATAGAATAGCACCATCATAATAAATATTATTATATCCTATTATTTGAATATTTCTGTTTAAGAAATTGAATAATTTTGTAGTATCATTTCTGTTTTCAAATATGATAAAGGTTTCTTTTCGCTGAGTATCTATATCTAAAAATATGGAAGAAAAGAAATTAGGAAATACTTCAATATCGTAAACATATTTTTTTTCAAAATTGGTGATCATATTTATTCTATACCATATTCTTTAAATAAATTCTTTTGTGGAGAAAATTCTTTAAAATGTTTTAATTCTAATTTTAGTCTATTAATTATTGCTTCTTCTTTTGTTTTTACTATTCTTCCATATCTTTTCCCATTATAAGTTAGATAAAAATGCCAGGTTTCATCTTCTGTTTTACTTATTCCAATAATTCCAGAAGAATTATCAAATCTTTTTCCTGAATTTATATTATTGAATTGCCTGTTAACTAATCTTAGATTTTTATTTCTATTATCTAATCTATTTCTATCTATATGATCTACAATTATAGAATCATCATTATGAACATCTAACAAATATCTGTGAAATAGGACATTTCTAATTCTTTCATCTTTTTTTAATCTGGCAATTCCATAATCATGATTCCCTATAGACCAAGTAAGATTCTTTACTTTATCATATTTATCTGGACTAAAATATATTATTTTTCCTTTATAATCTGTAAGACTCATTATGGTATCACTTATAAGTTTGTATGTATTTATACCTGCCATTATATTATCCCATTACTTCATAATCAACCACAATACATTGAGGAATTCTAATTCCACCATATTCGTTAATACTTAATTTGCATATGGCATTAATCTTTAAATTTGCTCCAGACCAATCATTTTGCCTTGCTTGTAAAATAGCATCATCTTGATTATTTTTAAATTTGATAAATTGGATTTCATTATTGTACAAGAACTTCCATGTATCTTCTGTTTTTCCCATGAGTTCAATATCGTTTGTATTTACTGGAATGTTCCTTATTAATACCAAACTTTCTTCAATTCCATTTCCATAATAATCATATAGTTCATTCATATCTTTAATGATTTCTATGGTTAGATTTTCTATGTCAATTTCAAAATCTATATAATGAATAAATTCACCAAAATTAATATCTTTTAATTCTTCGTTTATTTTTTCAAGTGCTGGTTTTATGTTTTCTATTTTTATACCCAATCCGAAGCTCGATGGATGCCCTTGTGCATATTCAAATAAACCCGTTTCCAATAAATAATCTTTTAGATTTTCAATTTGATTTCCATAATTCCTAGCAGAACCAGCAAAAATATTATCTCTACCCTTTCTAATCAATAAACATGGTTTCTGATATTCTGAAGCCAGTTTCATAGCCGTTAAGCCCGTAAAACTATAATCCACTCCGTCAGCATCAACAAATAAAATCTTGTTTTTATTCCATTCATTTTTCTCAATCAAACCACGTAAATACTCCAATGACTTATCTATTTCTCTATTCTGTTTTGCTTTCAGATTAGTAGCCAACCTAGCAACCATCTCTTGCATAGTTTCTTGAATCTCTTCTCCGCTTCGTTTCTTATATGGAAAAGTTGTTGTATCTCCAATAAACGCCTTAAACATCAATTCTTTTTCTTCTAAAGAACCTGATCTAATCAACGCATTGATCAATGGAGAAATATAAAAAGCAACTATATTTACATTAATATTGTCTGTATTTCCAATTGAATAAGATTGTTTTTCTATGATTACTTGAATAAATTTATTTCTAATATTTTTCAAACCTTTAGTTACCAAATATCTATTTTCATATTCTAAAATCGACATAGAATCCGCAATAATAGACATAGCAACTAAATCATCAAAATCACTAGAGTCATCCCAAAATTCAGTATCTAAACTTTCTAAGAATTTTTTAGTTACTCCTGCTCCACTAAGGAACTTATTTGGATATTCTCCTAATTGGTTATTTACAACAACAGCATAAGGATTTTCTACTTCTACCTGGTGATGATCTAAAATAATAGTTTGAATTCCTTTTTCCTGTAAAATTTTACATTCTTCAACATCGTTTGTTCCTGCATCTGGAACTATAAGAAGATTAATTTTTGATTTTAGAATTTGTTGTAATAGATCATGAATACCGTGTTGTTTTTTGGTATGAATAAAATAAGTTAATTTGGATGAGTCATAATTTCTTGATAGGTATTGATAGAGAATTGATGCTGAAGCGAATCCATCTGAATCGCTATCGCAAATAATTCCAATTTTTCCTTTATTCTTTATAGTTTCTAATAAAAGATTTTTAGCCTCATCTATATTTTCTAATAAGGAATAATTATGGACATTATCTTTTGTAAGCGATAAATATTCTCTAGGATTTTCAATATTCCTATTTAATAAAACAAATTCCTTAATTGTTTTATTTTCCAGTTCTTTTTCGTAATTTTTATTCAATAATTTATAATTCATTTGCTTTCTCCAATCTATCTTTACTAATTTCACAATACTCTTCTTCTTTTTCAATTCCATAACATTTACGTTTTAAATTTTTCGCAGCCAATAAGGTTGTACCTGAACCACAGGTAAAATCAAGAATTGTGTCACCTTCATTAGTGTAGGATTTTATCAACCACTCCATTAACTCTATTGGTTTTTGAGTTGGGTGCAAATTAGTTCCCAATCCTTTTCTATTATCTGGAAAACAGGTTCTAATCGTTGTTGGAGTTCTTGTTGTTTTGTTTTCAAATGGAACTCTCTTTAATAATCCTTTTGCTCCTAGTTCGCTACTTTTTCTATGCGCCCTTTTATCTGAATAACTTTTAAACCCTTCATCATCAAATCTATTATATGATATTTTCCCTTCATTGAAAACAGCGATATTTTCATGAACTGTTATGGGTTTATTATTTGCTTGTGCAAAATCTGTTCCTGCGTTTTTGTCCCATATAATCTCATATCTAAATATTTTTTCGTTACTACAAATTAACTTAGAAAAAAATGGATTTCTGCCAAATAAAATAATGGTGGAATTTATATTTCTTTTTAAAGCATTCAATTTATCCCACATTTCTTCAAAAGGTATAACGACATCCCACTTGCAGGCAGTAGTTCCATAGGGAGGATCGGTGATAATAGCATCAAACTTTAAGTTTTTTTCTATCATTTTCTGCATTGTTTCAATGGCTTCTCCGTGTAACAACGTACAATACTCATCTTTATAATATAATTTTGCCAAAATTTTACCTCCAGTATTCTTTATTTTTCTATTCTACCATACTTACTTTATTTTGTAAACATTATTTTTAACCAATGTTTCCCACACTTCTCTCCTATCACTTGGAGCTTCCTTCTCTCTCAACAAATCATCTTCATCAAAAATAGCATAAATATCAATTCCATCAGTAAACCTTTCAGATATTTTTTCTATTGTTTCTTTTTTTATATCTTTATCAAAACAAAAACAAATCGGAACTCCTAACCTACTTATTTTATCTATTTGTGTTTGTCCTATTTTTGTGCCACCTGTAGCAATAGAATTATAATAACCATAAGACCATAACTGTAAAACAAATTTTTCAGCCTCCCCCACATAAACAATGCCTTGTTTTTTTATAAATGAATGAGTTTTATGATATCCAAAGAGAATTCTATTTCTAGGACATGGATATAGATATAAATATTTCTGTTCCCATTCTTCAACATGATCTTTAAATAATCTTCCTTTATAAGACACTAAATCTCCAATTTCAGAATGTATCGGGATCAAGATCCTGTTACTTTCATTATCATAAGATAAACCAAATTCATATTGAGTCTGATAATCTATTCCATCCTTAAGAAACATTGTGTTTCCAATCACAGGATAATATTTAATTATTTCTTCAGGTAATGGTTTTATTGGAGTATCATCTTCATCTTCTCTTTTAGAACCCGTTTTCATACTCATTAATTGTTTTGTAATCAATAACTCTTTGGGAAGTTCTTCATTAGAATCTTTATAGAAATCAACTTCCAATAAGTCACAAATCCACTTTAAGGATTCAAAAAAATTGATACCTTTATAATATTCAATTAGTGTAAATATGTCTGATGGTTCTGGCATATCTTTTGTATAATTAATTACTTTTAGATTATCTTTATAGATTGTAACAGCATTAGGATTATCAGATGGAGGAGGATTTCCACAAGTCCAATAACCTGAATTATGAAACTTGATTTTTTGACAATTCAAATTCTCTAAAATATATTCTACTTTATCATTTTCGATAATATATTTTTTTAATTCTTTGACATCCATATTAGGCTCTAATAACTATTCCAACATTATCCCATATATTATAATCCAAGTCATATTCAAATATTGGATAATTTGACTTATTACCTCCCCTATTTTTTTCGGGTTTTAACAAAAAATATTTTTTACTTAAGTCTAATGGCATTCCTTTTGAAGTTCCCCAATAATCATTAGGAAGATATTTATATTTATGATATTCAGAGGGCATAATTCTTTTCCCTAAAAGCATATAATCCACAGGATGTTTAATTTGTTTAGCGTTAGCAATCTCATTACTACTCATATCAAAAATATCCATATGAACTGCCTGGTCAGCTAATTGAAAAACAAACCATCCCCAAATATTTAACTCACTCATTAATTCTTTTAATTTAGTAAATGATTGTTTTACTGTCATCCAATCATCAGTCCTATAACCCTTCATGGTATCGTAGGCAACATAATCAACACCATATAAAAGCTTATGTTTTCTAATTTCAAACTCCAATGTTTGATCAGAATAATCAGTTCCCACGTTTTTAAAAAATATAAGTTTTTCTTTTCTTCCATCAATCCATTGACCGATTTTTATTATGTTCCTGTATTCTTCAGAATCTCTTTCTAACCTATTTAGAAAATCTTCTTCACTTTCTACATAAACATCGTCATCATTTTTTTCTCTTTGAATGAATACTCCATTTTTATCTCTGTATTTTCCAAGAACAATTTCCCCTTCCATTTTTTTCATTTTGACACCGTGCAATTCCTGGAAACATTCATTATTAACAACGGTTGTAATCAAACAAGACTTTAAATCTTCTTCATCCATTTCGTTTGACATAAGTAAAACAGGTTTGTTTTTCACTAATGCTATATAAGCCATGAGCATAACAAGATTTCGTGTTTTTCCTTCATTGCTAAGGAATCCAGTTAATACAGCTTTTCCCAATCTCATTCCCTTAAACATTTCATCAATAACAATCCAGGGATAGGAGAGTCCTGCTTGTGGTTTTATCACATAGGATTTAATATCTTTTTCTGCGTTTTCGTTAAGAATAACACTTTCTTGATTAGAAAGAATAACAGTATGAATTTTATCAACCTTAGAACGCATCATTTTAAAAATGTCTTGTGCGCTCCAAATATCAAACTTTTTATGGTTTACAAGTTTTTCAACATTATATCCACTTCTATGAAATTCTCTGACTAAAGAATACTTTTTTAATATGGCAAAATAATTATCAAAATCTTCTGGATCTGATAAATTCATCCAATCATCTATTGTTTTATATCCACCATATTTTTTATATAGTTGCAATCTTTTTTCATCCATTATCATGAATGAATTTACTTTTGTTTCATTTATTTTTTGAGATATTGTTTGATATATTATTTCAAAACAATCATATAAAAATTTCGATACTTCTCCTGCAAAGTCATACTTTGATTTAATTGATGATCCAAATGAAATGTACAATTCTGGATTTTTATAAAAAGTTCCAACTAACGCTATTTCATTTGGAATATTTTCTAAGTCGCTTTGTTCTATCAATTTTAAATCTCCTCCAAATATTCAGATAAGTCTTTATTGTTGTTTGTAATATTTTGTTCGATTCCCATAGAATTTCTAAAATTATTTGTTGGTTGTGAAGATTCTATGGATTGCATTATTTCTATTTGTTGTTCCTCCTGTTTTCTCTTCCATTCATAATAGCTACTTGATTTATTTATTATAACACTTAAGTCATAGTTGAGTCTACTTTCTGGACTTAATTTTTTTCCTTTATTGATATTGTTAATATTAATTTGTTCTAAGTTATGCCATTGTCTTTTAAACATATCCAGAATATCTTCTGGAGGAATTTTCGTATTAATATCTTTCCAACTTCCATTGTGTATATCAGCTAACTTTTGATATATGTAAGTTGGAATTACTATTAAATTATATTTTCTTTGTAACCATAAATATAAATGATTCTTATTAATTATTTCATTTATAAAATCTTTATTTTCTTTTATCAGTTGATCTGCTAAATCTTCTGCTTCTTGCTGAGTTGGAGTATTACGTTTCTTGCTTGTTTCTTTCTCTATAAAACAATCATAGTGATAATATTTTTTACTTTGAAGAACTGTTTTTAGCTCTTTTTCTAATTCGATATTTTCTTTACACAATCCACACTTCCGAGTGGTGATAATCATTTTACCTCCCGAAGTTATTATTTTTATCTTTTTGTTTTTTTTATTCTAAAGAATTTTTGATCCTATTTACCGTAATTTCACAATACTTTTCTTCTTTTTCAATTCCATAACATTTACGTTTTAAATTTTTTGCAGCTAACAAAGTCGTTCCCGATCCGCAAGTGAAGTCTAGAATTGTATCTCCTTCATTTGTATAAGTTTTTATTAAATATTCCATAAGCAATATTGGTTTTTGTGTTGGATGTTTAGTTTTTTTATCTCTATTGAATTTTAAAATATTTAATGGATATTTTTCATAACGAATTTCTTTATTCCCAATAAATACTTGATCCTTATAGGTATTGCTTGAATTTCCACCACTTGATTTTATTGGTTTATCTGTTTTTATCATTTGGGGATTATAAGTTGGTTGATTTTTATAAAATATGGAAATATTTTCCGTACATTGTCCAAATTGATTTTTTAAAAATAAAAAATTTGTTGCTTGTTCTTTTTCCCATATTAATTCATAACGGTATTCTTTTATATTTGAAACATTTAATAAAGACGTAAAAGGATTTTTTCCAAACAAACAAATTGCTGAATTATTTTTTCTGATAGAAAAAATAAATTTCCACATATCTTCAAAGGGAATAATTACGTCCCATTTACATTGAGTTGTTCCATACGGAGGATCGGTAATAATAGCATCAAATTTTATTTTTTTTTCTATCATTCTCTGCATTGTTTCAATGGCTTCTCCGTGAAGTAAGGTACAATATTCATCTTCATAATATAATTTAATCAAAATTTTACCTCTTTATTTATCTTTTTGTTTTAAAATAGGGAAGAATTTTATTCTTCTTCCCTATTTTACTGAATTCTACCAATAATACACCTATAAAGTTATCTACCAATAATATACCATTAAAAACGCCCTAAATCGCCTAAAACCTGCCTCTAACAGCCTTCTAAAACCAATAAAATGAACATTTTATTTTTTATTCAAATTAATCGTCTGAAGAAACAATTTTCAAGAATAATTTCAATTGTTCCAGATCTTCAATCTCTTTAAACCTTAGAGGCAATCCAGCTTCTTTTAGTTGTTCTCCTTTTTCACGTGCTGTCTCAGAATCTAATGCTTCTTTCATTTCCTGAATCTTTTTGTGGTAATCTTCAACAGTTTCTAATCCTTCAAAATTTGCCTTTTTAGCTTCAGTAAATTTCTGAGCTTGTTCTTGACGTACTGTTTCCTCTTGTTTCTTTTTCTTATCTAATTCTTTTTTCGTTAGTGGCTTTGTATAAGTTCCTTTTGCGCCTTGTTCAAAAGCACTAATGTAATCACGTGCAGTCATGGGAACACGTTCTGGCATATCTTTGAAACGACTTCCTGCATCTACAAATCCATTGGGGCGAAAATAAATGTATCGTGTAGTTGATTCTAACGAATTATCTTTTACGTTTCTTTCGATATAACAAGAGGCGATAATATCTGCTTTATCTGTGAATAATGCATCATAATCAAATTCGAGATTAGAAGTTAATTGTTGATAACTTTCTTCCTGTCCCTTTTCCTTAATGTCACGAACCTTCGTATGTCCAACGAAAAACCAAGTATAACCTGCGTTTTCAACTTCCTTGATTTTGTCATTAATCAATTTACGAAGCATTTTCTTTCCTGCTCCATATCCACCTAAAGCAGCATTGATAGAAGTAGCTTTTTCGCCTTTTCGTTGATAATGAATTTTCAACACCTTTTCTTCTGCGATAGCAATTAGTTCATCAACAGTATCAATTGCAATAATCTTGAATTCATTATCTGCTTTATTCAATACTAAGTCATCAACAATATCACAAAAATCTTCCCATGTTTGAGCTTCCATAGCATACAAATTATCTAATGCTTTGAAACCAGTTTCATTACCTGGAGCAATCATTAATCCATATTTTGGATCTCCATAATATTCAACAATTAAATCTCGAAACAGTGTAGAATTGTGTGTAACAATAAATTCATCTGTAAGATATAATTCAGATTCATCATCTACTTTAATACAGACACATTCTTCGTCTCCAACATAAGAAATATCAGAAATGAAACGAGTCAAATTAGGATTATGATTGTGAAACTTCGGTAGATGTTTTTTTGATGTAACTGGAATAAAATCGTTGGCTCTAATAACCATATAAAACGATTCTTTTCCTATCCTATGATCTTCGTGAATTGAAGCAAGTCCTCCTAAAGATTGAACCAGCCATTTTATATCTTCTGCTAACTGATAAGATTTTGTTGAATATCTAATTCCACCAGTTTCACTTACATGACCATCTGTATCCATTAATCCTTGTAATAATTTTAATCTAATATCATATGAATTCTGTAAATATATTGTTGGAATAAATTTATCTGGAGATTTTAAACCTAATAGACCTAATTCATTTAAAATAGTTCTAATTGGATTTCGATATTCTCCTTCTGGTTTTTTAATTACATAGGCACAATTATTTTCAGAACTTCTTTTAAATCCACATCCATATTTTTCAAAAACAATTTCCTCAATTTTTTCTAAAACATCTTCTTCGGTATTAGAAAATCCAACAACTTTGTTGCAAATGTAACCATCTCCTAATAATAATCCTAATAAATAAGGATCTAGTGGAATTTCTTGTTCATCAAATTCGACAGAAGCCGCAATTGGAATTTCAAATTTTGGATGACGATAACCATTTTTATCTAAAGAAAAATAATCTTCTTTGATTTGATTCAAGGTTAAAGTTCTAGCAAATCCTTTTCCTAGAATCTTCATCTTATGAGTTCTTACTGTCCATAAGTGTTCATCGGAACATCGAGTTTTACTTCCATCAGAGAATGTAACTTCATAAACAGGTTTTGTTCCTTGTGGAAAAATCCCGATTATTTTAGTTTTGCTTCCATCTACTGTAAAAACAGTATCTCCAACTTGCAAACTCCCAATTGCAACTTCTCCATCGGGAGTTTGAACTGATGAATATAAGGGTTGGGCTTTACCTACCTTTTTAGTTCCACGTAAATAATGTCGAAAACTTTCTAATGCAACCTTTGGCTCATTTAAAACATATTTCATCAATCACTCCTTAGTCTTCAAAATCATAGTTTTCTAAAATATCCCGAACAGCATTACGAATATCTGAAGGATCATAATGTAGCTTTCTTAAAAGTTCAGCAAAAGTTTCTGTAATCATTTGAATATCTTCAATTTCAGTATCCGGTAAATTTTTTCTGTCTAACTTTACTGTTACATTGCTGAGTTCATCAACTGCACTCATCTTTACGGTTTTCAATTCTCTCATAAAATCTCCTGTTTTATTTTAGGTGGAATATATTTCAATTCCACCTATTTTTAATAATAATTACCAGCCAGTTTCTTCCTCATCTTCGATAGGAGTAGTGTCACCCCATTCGGTAGTTCCAGTAGTAGAAGTATTCTGTGTTTTGAACCCTTCTTTTTCTGATTGTGCTTTCTTCATTGCTTGAAGTGCGTTATCCATTTTGGCTTCACTATAATCTTCACGATTCATAGATTTGGGATCTGCACCTGTAATAACAAATAATTTTTTATAAGGGGAACGAACAGATTCCATAGTATTACTTGAACCCCAAACATCTTCAGATGCAACTTCTTCTTTATTGCGTTCAGTTTCCAAATTGCCCCATGTTTTAATGAATGTATAGGGTTTCAATGTTTTGAAATTCTTTCCCAATGCAGAATCTCGAATGAAGAATTCAGATTGTTCAATGGAGTTATAATTTACAATACTTCCATGAACATTTGCGCCAAGAATTTCCTCACCATCTTTCACCATTTCCATATCCATAAAGACAAATGTTTGAGTAAAATCTGATTGAACTTCAAAATCTTCTTCTTCAAAATCAACATCTTTACATAAGGAAATTTGGTTAGGAACAAGTTTAACACTTCGTTGTAGTTCACCATTATTGTTGTTGAAACTAGAATATTCTAATTTCCCACGAACAAATACTGACATTCCATCTTTTAAGTGTTCGTTGATATATCCACAGGCATCAAAAGGAACAAGATTTTTTTTATCGTTTACATCATTCCCTTTTTCGTCTTTGGTTTTTTCAAGACCTAAGTTCATTCCGATTAAACGATATCCTTCTTTTCGGAAAGAATTACGAGATTTCCAATCCTGACTAATCGTTTTCTTATCGTCTTTTGAGTAGAAATATACTTTTTCTTGAGTCATTCCATTGATCGATAAATAATGAACCCAATCCTTTGAAACCTGAACACCGAAATTGATCATGCGAAATGGTCTACCATTTTTATCGTTCTTTTCCTGATAAAAAGTTGGTTTTGCCACTCCAGTAATCACACCCTTTAAGGCAAATGATCCATCGGTTTGTTCTAAATCACCAAAACTTTCGTGCGTTTTTGCCATGCAATTTCTCCTTTAATTTAATAAAATTTTTAATAATAAGTAAACTTAATAAAACAATAATTTTATTTATTATGTCAAATCATCCTCCTTATTCATTATTAAAAATAATTCTTGAACCATATTTGTCAAACCTAAACGGGACATGTTTAACTCGTAACATATGATGTTTCATAAATCTAAGCAGATTTTCTTTACTTTCATAATCCTTTGTAAAAAATAATAAAAATCCATTTCCTCCAGCACCTAAAAGTTTACCACCACTTGATCCATTTTGCAAGGCTTTTTCATAAACATGATCAATCTCAGCATTACTAACATTAGAGGCAAGAGTCTTTTTTAATCTCCATGATTCATCTAACATTTCACCAATTGGATAAACATTTCCCTTAGATAATTCATCATAAGCACTATCACAAATATTATACATTTGTCTTAGTGTATCATTATTTTTTTCAATATTCCTGCTTTGTTCTAATAATATATCCGAAGAATTTCTTTGACCTCCAAAATAAAACAACGTTAAAGAATTTTCTAATTGATCAATTGTGCTTTCTTTGAATTTATATATAAAATTATACGGCTTCTGATATTGAAAACTAAAATGTATATTCTGAAAACCACCTTTAGCAACAATGATTTGATCTTGATATCCAATAGGTTTATTTAATCTATTTACTTCAATATTTATAGCCCAATCAATCAAATGAGAAACATCAAATTCTGTATTAGAATATGTTGCTAAAGCATTCAACATTCCTACAAGAATAGAACTACTTGTTGCTAATCCTACCCCACCTGGAACATCTGAGATTGTCGACATTTCTATTCCAGAAACACTAAACATTTTAATAACTTCTCTTGCTAGTTCATGATCCAATTCAAAAACATAATTTACAAGTTCAGTTTTAGAGTATCCCAATCTGATTCTTTCATCAAAAGGTCTTTTATTTAAAATTACATAAGTATACTTGTCAATGGTAGTTGATAAAACTTGACCAGGATTGTCTTTGAAATAATCTGGAAAATCTGTTCCACCACCAAAGAGGCTTATTCTAAGTGGAGTTTTTGCTATAATCAATTTATTCTCCTTTTTTATATAAGATTAGTTTACTACGTTTGAAGAAAAAAGTCAAGGATTTAATCTAATCTAAATTGATTTTGATAATTCATCAACCAAATAATGTAAAATCAAAGAATGAAAACCTTCTCCAACATAAATATTACTTGTTTGAATGTTTATATTTAAGTTAGATTTTTCTCTTAATTCTCCACCATCGTTGCCCGTAAAACTTAAAACAGGTAATTTTTTAATATATCGAACATAATCTGCTGATCTAATTATATTTTCAGAATTGCCAGAAAAACTAATTGCTACAAATAAAAATCTTTCTTTTATTCTATCTAATTGTTGAACAAAAACATCTTCGTGTCCAAGGTCGTTAGATATTGCAGAATATAATCCCCAATTATCATTGAGCGATTTAGCGTTTGCATAACAGGCTTTTGTTAAATCCTGTACAAAATGACTTCCTGTATAACCTGATCCACCATTACCAGCAACAACAATTAAAATATTGTTTTTTATACAATATTCTAGTCCTTTGAGTGCTTTATCAATTGGATCACAATCAATTGCTAATGTAAAGTTCTTTTGCGAATATTCATGAAAATTCATTTGTTTTACCTCATTTCCAATATAGTTTTTCCGTGATGTTCAACGGAGTTAATTGGTTTTATAAACTGTATAATTGTTTTTATAATTATTTCTATCTTTTCTACAAAAGGCTGAGAAACAGATTGATGTTCGCTCTTATAATCAGATGAATAATAAGCCATAGGGACTTGTACAGGAGTAGGGTAAATGGGATCGGAAGGTATGGGAACGGGATATCCACCAATTTCAATAGGCTCAGGAGCAGGATAGCCGTTGTTTTCCGTAGGCATTGGAATAGGATATCCTTCAATTGTAGGTGTAACAATGGGATAACCCCAATCAAATGTAGGAGATGGTTCTGCACCATATACCACAGTTATATCTTTTGACATCATTATTATACTAAAAACAAAAATTGAAACAAAAAATATTATTCCACCAATAAACAATAAAAATCTTACATTAGATGCTTTCATTTTTTCTCCTTTATATATTGATTTCAAAATTATGTTTTACTCCTACTATCATATCATAATGTCTTTCTTTTAGCAACTGCATGTTTTTTTGTTCAGACCAATGAACAAAATTACTTACCTCAATACTTTTTCTTGTTCCACCCCATTCTAAGGGAGAATTATACTCTATTAAATAAGATCCGCATAGATAACCTTTTTCTTTATAGGCACGTAAAAACAAGTCGGTATCATCCTGGCAAATTGGAGCAAAATCTTCATCTAAGTAATTTAACTCTTTTAATTTTTCATGATTAAATAAAATGGGAGCACGATTAATGATATCACGGACATAAAATTTATTTCTTTCCTTTAAGAAAGGAAATTTAGCGTCTCTTCCAGCTAAATCTCCAAATTCAATTTCTTCTTTAGTGTTTAAATATACATTAGCTGAATCTCTTCCCGTAACCCCTAAAAGATTATTCATTTTTAAAAATGGTTTCATTAATCTTTGATCAAAGTCTTTTTCTATAATTTCTATATCATCTTGAATATTGATAATCCAGGGATATACAGACTGTTTGAATCCAATATTACAAGATTTTACCTCAAAGATATTTGGAGTAACAAAAACTTTTACATCAAATCTATTGTTTTTATTGTTTTCTTCTAAAAACTGTATGGTTTTTGATTGAGTATTGTCGGTACATCCATCTAAAATTATAATTAATTCTTTAACATTCTCTGAAGAATTTTTATAAATTCCTGTTAGAATTCTATCAATAATTGATTCTTGATTGTGTACAGGCATTACAATAGATATGTCTTGATCCATATTACGCTTTCTCAAAAACAATTACCGATTTATAGAAATGATATGAATAAATATCCCTAATTGGAATAGGCATTAAATTTCTTAATTGATAAAAGTTTCCATTTGTATTTCCTAAAAGTGGAAGTTGTTGATTGAAAACTAAATTTAAAGCCCAATTATATATTACATCTTTTCCTTCGGTATATTTTTGTTCAAAATTACAATGGGTATCTTCGATAAAATATAAACCACCTCTTACTAAATGAGAAAACCCTAAATTGAATGTTTCAATTTGACTTTGGGGTTTGTGATCGCCATCATCTATAATAACATCAAATCCATAAGGAATATTAGCCCATGATTCATGCTTAGTTGAATCACCTTTATGAATTGTTAAATTTGGAGCAGAAATTTGAGGACTATTCCAGACTTCAATGTGTTCTTTATCAAAATATTCCATAATGTGAATATTAGAATCAGGAAGTGCCTCTGACCACATTAAAGCTGAAGCACCAGATCCTAATCCAATTTCTAATAAATTATTAATGTTTCTACCAGACAATAATTCTTCATACATTTTTACATAATTATGATCTTGTTCTCGTTTATCTGTTCCATATTTGTTTGCTAAATCATATAATGTTTTCAATAAGTTCTCCTATTTAAAATTAGTATATTTATGTTTATTCTCTAATCCTGTCATACCTTGTTCAAAATAATTATAAACAATATATCCATGAGGAGCAGGGCTAACATATTCCATTCCAATACCTTTCAATCCATATTTATAAAATAAATTTGTAAGAATGGATTGGTCTGTACGATGATCAATGAAACCAGGATCATTTTCTTCTTTTGGATTTCTATCTTTTAGAATTGCATCAGGAGTAAGACACCACTGCAACCATTCTTCAAGTAGCGCAATATTCTTTTCATTCTTTACTAGGGCAATTGTACCTGCTTCCAATTGTTTTTGATTATAATAAAACGGATCATCACAACCCATTATTTGCTGACATTTTTTAGTAGTCCAATCACCATGTCTATAATAATTAATGTTAAAGAATGCTCCATCTAATTCTGTTTTTACTAGATGTTCAACCCAATTATAAAATCCATCATTATAAACATAATCTGTTACATCTAAATAAAACAACAAATCTCCATCTTTAATGTGAGGCATTGTTTGTAACATGAGAAATGCCTTCCAGGAACAATAACCGTGACCAGTATTTGAGTTTTCTAAAATATATCTGGCATTTGGTAAATCATAAAATTTCGCATCTTCTAACCATTTATCATTGTAGTTAAATATAGTCTTAAAATGTTTTTCCATTAATTCATTTTGGTGAATCATCACCATTTCATACTGTGTACCTTTAGCAAACAAACATAAATATTTATCCAATTAATTAATCCTCCAAATCTTCGTTAAAATTTTTAAATTTAATTAACATGTATAGTCCTAGTTTTTGTAAAAGATTTTCTAAAATCCCAAATGTAATATTTTCACAATCACCATCTTCTATCTTTTTTAATTTCCTCAATGGAATTTTATATTTTTTAGCAAATCCTTTTTGAGTTAATTTTTGATTTTTTCTAGCACGATAAACTGCAATTGATATATCTACATGATAATATATTTTCTTATATTCAACATTAAATTCTGGATCTTTTAATGCTTCTTTAAGTGCTTCTTCGTGTGAAATTAATTTCATATTATCCCTTTAAATAAAACCTAGATTTTATTCCTGATCTTTCAAATATTTTTCACGAATAAACCCAATCATAGCTTCACCAGCCATTTTCAACCAGGGAAATGAGACATCCTTATTCAGACTCCAATTGATGAATTTGTCATGCATCCAATTAAAGGCTCTTTCTTCTTGTGTAAGACCTTCCCAAACCAGACTACGTTCTTTCCAGGTATCACCCCAACGTTCATTGTCTTTATAAATTTGATTTTCTAATTCTATAAAAAATTCAGGCAAATATTCTGGAAGAGACTTATTCAATATTTCAAAATTTTTATTGTCAGACATTTTCAATCCTTTCTCTTAGTCAAATGACATAACGTCAATCCAACTTAAAATTTCTTCTAAATTATTTTCAATAATTGCCATTATAACACAAATAATTTTTATTTCGTCAAATCCTAAGCGAGCTTCTGAACCACCATATCCTTCAAAATCAATATATGGATGATAATTATAATTGTATTTATTTAAGTAAATTCCAATTTCTTTTTCAAACAGGTAAAAGGCTATTTCGTCATCATATAGTTTAATTGATATGTTTTTATCTTCACCCATTACGTCTCGTATTTCTTTGATAATTTTTTTCATTCCCATAATTTATTTTCTCCTTTCAGCTAAATAAAAACATTAAGATAAAATAGATTGATTTCTCATTGCTTCTGATACACGATTTTTATGTATGTGAGCATAAATTCTTTGAGTTGTTTGAATATCAGAATGACCTAAACTTTCCTGAGCAGTTTTCATATTTTCACCATTACTCAATAAATTTGTTGCAAAAGTATGTCTGGTAGAATGGACGTGCAGTTCTTCAATTCTTTCTTTTGGAAATCCAGCACGTTCTAAAATAGAGTTGAATTTATATCTAATTCCTTCACCAGAAAACTTTTTTCCCCAATTAGACACGAATAAATATTCATTATCGGGATGTTTTTTGATTCTTTGCTTTAAGTATTTGACTAAATACACTAAAACATCATCTGGAATATAAATATCTCTTGTTTTACCACGTTTTACAATTACATTATGAATCGTATATCCATCTAATTGATCTAATTTTATGTTGATCAATTCTGTTCTTCTCAATCCAGTTGTAAAATAAATTCCAAACATTGCAAATTCTTCATTGGTTTTACAATTTTGAAAAAAACTTTTTACCTCTTCTTCGCTAAAGAAAGTCCTATTGATTTCATTTGCTTTTAAGTTTTTTACTTTAACCAAAGGAGATTTTTCAATTTTTTCTTCACCGACTAACCAGTTAAAAAAAACTTTTAAAAACAAGAAATAAGTATTGATTGAATTATGAGAAAGTCCCTGGTTTTTTAGATGTTGTTGATATTCCCTTCCTTTTAACGCTGAAATATAAAATAAATCTTCATTAGATTGAATATTTAAAAAGTCGAAAAATCTATCAATAGCACTCAGATAACTCTGAATTGTTTTTTCATCTTTATCTAAAGACAAAACCAATGAATATTCTTTGACAAAATTTAAGTGATTATATTTTGATGTATACATTTTATCTCCTTTTTTCTTTATTTATAATGATTTTATCAGAAAGAATATCCATTGTCAAGTACCAATTTTTATAATTATAATTCTCTGTTTGCCAACTCTTTAGCAATTTTTTTATATGTTTCAACCATATAGTCAACCCCATTCATATAGTCCCATGTTAAGGCATATTCAAACGGCTTCCCGTTCATTAGTTCTTTTTCAGATTCATAATTATTTAAGATATATAAAAGTTTTTCTTGCCAGTTTGTAACAGAATTTTTTATAAAACTTCCAAGACCTCCAATATGAAACAATTCTTTATATGCTTCTCCGTAAGATGCAACAAAAGGAGTTTTTGTTAACATAAATTCTATTGGTTTAATCATTGATCGATATTGATCATATTCTCCTTCCAATGGAGCAATGCCAATATCAAATAAACTTGACATGAGTCTACCCCAATCTTCATTTTTCACATATGGCTGAAATAATTTTTTGTCATCTGGAATTTTTATTAAAGGCAATAACCTTTGATCACCAACAATTAAAAGTTTTATGTCATTTCTATCATTAATGACCTTTTCTAACGCCTGAATTACACCACTATCTTTAAAGGATTGAAGATGTGATAAACTACCTCCCCAACCTATTATTTTAAAATCTCTTTCTGTTTTTGGTATATGAATATAATTTTGTGTAACAAAATAATTAGGCATATAATATGTTGGAGACAAGTGTTTATATTTTTTCATCATATACCTACTTGGCATAATTTGAGCATATACCATTTTTAATCCCATTTTGAATTGCCATAATGGATGAGGATAACCTATTCTTTTTAATCTTTCTTTAACTTCTTTTACTGTTTCATTTTTAAATTTATAGTATTTATCTGAATAAACATATGATCTAAGTTCTTTAATATAATCAATTTTTTCAATATCTACTTCACCTTTATTCCAAAAAGAATAAGAAGCATTTGTTTCTTCAATTCCTTCATAATAATCATCATAATTAGCAATAACAATCTTTCCTCTAACAATCCAATATGCAATTCTAGTTAAAACATCTCCAAAAAAATTTCTTTCTATTACAATAATATCTGTTTGTGATAAAGCATTATTGGCTTCAACTGTGTTTTGCTCAAATAGATGAACAGGAATTAAGGAAACGTGATGACCTGCATTTTTTAATGCTAAATATGGGATAACACAACGATAAATTGAAGTATTTAATTCGCCTGGTTTATCAGCATAGACAAATGCAAGTTTTAATGGGTTTTGTTCATTATGTTGGCTATCTTTTAACTCTTCCAAGGGGAATTCTCCTCATCACCTTTTACTTTTTTAGTAAATCCTTTTCCTTTATAATGAATAGAATTTAAATTATATTTTCTGTGAACATTTTTAGATCTACAATTAGGACAAATTTGATTATTGCTGATCACAAATGGCTGAGAATTAATCTCAAAATATTTTCCACACTCGTCACAAGCAAAACTATAAATCATAATTATTTCTTTCGCTATAATATTCCCTATAACATCTTTTACAAACTGGATCTCCGTTGATAAACTGTCCATCCAATAAGTCTACCATATTAAAACAATTTTCAGTTGTACATTTTACCATTGTGGATTCATTCATTAGTTTTTCTTGGAGTTCATCTTCGGTAGAAACATTAAAATCTTTTAGTAATTGTTTAATATCTGTTCTATTTTTTTTCATTCTTGTTCCTCCTTTGTTTCATATTCGCAGTATTGAATTTTAAAAAGTGGCTTAAGTCCTCTTTGAGTTAATACATTGTTCATAGCTTCAGCAACCCAAATTTGATTTTTTGCATATTGAAAATATTTTTTATAAATTTCAGGAAGAGGAGTTGTAAAATCTCTACTGCTAGACATAGTTGATCCATCTTCTCTCCAAGTATGCCAAACTAAAGGAACTGGATAATGATAAAAATCATATTTTAAAGAAAGTTCAAGATTCATTAAATAATCTTCATAAACTTTTACAGTTTCATCAAATGGTGGAACATTGTTAAAACATTCTCGATTTATCATAAAACAATTTACTGGCGATATATTCATAACTAACAACAAATCTTTATTAAAATCATGTGAATAAGGAATATCTCTCCAAAAATTTTCATATTGTCCATCATTATTTTTTCTTTGATGAATTCTTACTGAATCGCAATAGACAATTTTGAATTCTGATTTTTTATTTTCTAATAAATCAATCATGCTTTCAAGAAACGTGGGATAAATTCCATCATCAGAATCAATAAAAGATATATATTTTCCTTGAGAATTCTTTATACCATGATTTCTAGCAGATGCCAATCCTCCATTTTCTTTTATAAATAATTTTATTCTTTTATCATTAAATAAATCAACTACTTCTTTTGCTTCTTCTCTTCCTCCATCTTGGACAACTATAATTTCAAAATTAATGTAGATAGAATTTAATATTGATTCAATACACTTGATTAAAAAATTATTTCTATTATATGTTGGAACAATGATAGAAATCAAAGGAGTTGGGAAATTTAAATATGCAAATTCTCCAAAATATGCAAGTGCTTTTTTATCATAATCTTTTGCTGCTTCTTCGGGTGTCAATCGTGAGCTAATATATTCAGTCTTTCCATTATATGTTATGGTTGCTATATATCGATTCCCGTCTTTTCTAACTCCTTTATAACCTATTTTGTTGTTTGTATAAGGAGTTTTATTAAAATTATTTTGTTGATGGGTAGCTAATCTGAGATTGTTTTTTCTATTATCCAAGCCATTACCGTTGATATGATCTATTTTATTTTCTTTTTTTGCATCCATAATTAACCTGTGCATATATCCAACTTTAGAATTTCTAGCATAAATTTTTTTAGACTTAGGAGAAGAATTTTCGTTCCATTTATATTTAGAAATTTTTTCAAAATCTTTTTCATCTACTATGGCATAATTTCCGTTTTTAAAAAATACTTTTAAAGACCTTTCTTCCACTCATTCCACCACCTTTCATTTTCAGATTTCGATAAAGACATAAAGTTTTCGGGAACATCTTGCAAAATTCTATTGGCTTCTAATTGAAATTGATCAGGATAAAGTTCAGGATATTTTTTTATAAAATAAGCATAAAATAATTTTTGTGCTTCAGCAGTAAACCCCGAATGAATAGCTGAGTCTTCATGTACATAATAATTAAATAAAACTTCGGGAACTAGTTTTCCATACCAGCCTTTTCTGCCTAGACGAATAGTCATTTCATAATCTTCGAGATAAGACCAATTTTCAAGATTAAATCCTCCGGCTTCAATAAACGCCTTTTTTCTAATAAGACTGCAATAAGAAATGAAATTTCCAACATTGATTAATTTATAAAAATTATATTCAGGTTGTGAAAATACTTTATTTTCTGATCCAAAGTATCTTGTATTAACATAGGCAAATCCAATTTGAGGATTTTCCCGTAATGTTTTTACTGTTTTTGTTAAAAAAAGTTCTTCGATATTATCATCAGGATCTAAAAATAAAATAAATTCTCCCTGGCTTTTGTTTACTCCTTCATTTCTTGTTAGGGTTAGTCCTAGATTTTTATTGTTTCTATGAATAATAATGTTGGTTTTTGTATTTTCTGAATGTTGATTTACGACATCTAACATCTTTTTATATTCTTCTTCTTTGCTATAATCATCTACAATAATAATTTCAAATTTTTTATATTTTTGTTTTAGAATACTCTCTAAACATTGATTAGTATAGTTGCTATAATTATAGTGTGGAACAATAATGGAAACCAGGTTCTTTTTATAATGCATATTTTTCATACTCCTCTAATGTGTATAGTGCTACTTCTTGATGACATCCGTTGCTTACAAATCCATTAAACCTCTCTGAATCAATTCTAAAGCCATTTTTATACATTGTAAGCATTGATTCTTGAGAAAACATATTCATATTATTAGATCTATTATTTAAAGCCACATTCTGTACTTTATTCATTGGAGCACAAAAAGCAACACTTTTATAATACGACAATAGTTTTGGCTTACTATAAAATTGCCACAGGTTAGCATATAGTTGTGACTCTAATTCATTAGGATTTTTATATATTGAATTTTCTAGTAGATAACGAATATCTTTCAGTCGATAAATACTTGAACTAACCTCTAAGGGGTATTTGAAATCTAATTGTGATGTAATCCAATCAAAGGCAAGAACATAAAAATCAACTTCTGGAAGAAATCCTTTATTCATAATTTCAAATATAGAAGAAAAATTTATAACATAGTTATGTCCAACAGATTTTGGAATTTCCTGTTCTTTTTTTAATGGATAACAATTTTTTGTATTTTTCCCTAATCTTAAACTAAATCCAATTGCATCAATATTATATTCTAATAAACTCTTTATTTGTGATAAATCAAATGGTCTAGTAAATATATTATCATCCACAAGGAACATGATATACTCATAGTTTTTAATAAAGTTGACAAAAGACATTTTGAATGATGGAAATTTTTTTTCATAAATAAACTTAATATTATTTCTTCCTTTTTTCCCTTGCTCTTTTATGAGTTCATTATATGATTTTCCATATTCTTGATCATAATTATACACAACATAAATATCAGTAGTGTTTGGTTGCATACAATGTAGATAAAAACTATTTAATAGTAAGTCTAATTGTAATGGTCTGTTTTTTGAGAAGATTAGTGTTGTGATATTATTCATGTTTCCATCCTAATTTTTCTAATCTATTTTTTGTTGCAATAAATCTATTTTTATCATATTCTATTCCAACATAGTTTCTATTATTTAAGAAACTCCATTCTGCAAGAACCCCTGTTCCCATAAAATTATCAACAATAAAATCTTCTTCATTCGAATAAGCATCCATTATTCTTTGCATAAGAGCTAAAGGTTTTTGCCACTTAAAAAGTTTTCCTGTTTCTGGATCTTTAATTCTTTCTTTACTGGTAGTTGTTAAACAAATATCTGACCAAAAAGCTGTAGATGTTTTTGTTTGCCTTCCACTAGGATTTAATTTTTTATTCATAGTGGCTTTAGGAACTTGAATTTTGTCTGAATTAAAAACATTATGATTACCCTTTGAAAATACAACAATATCATCAAAACATTGATGCATTCTGTCCTTCGGGTGGTTTCCCCATTCGTTTTTCCAAACAATATGATTTACAAAATTTGCTCCAATATTGTATTTCATAAAATATCCAAATTCAAAAAGCGAATGAAAATCTGTCATAGCAATAAAAAATCTGCCTGGTTTTACATATTCCCAATATTTTTCTACCCATTGAAAGTTAGTATCTTCGTAAATATAGTCTGAAAAAATAATATCTACAGATTCTTTTTCTAGTTGAACATTCATATTGTCTTCGTTTATAATTTTAACTTTGTGCATTCATTTCCTTTCCAATAAAACCAATAATTTATTTGTTTTTTATAAAAAACAATTTGTTAAATATTAATTCTAACTGGATGTAAACCGCATCCTCTATCCTGTTGCTCGAAAGCGTTCGGGAATACTTTTTTAATTATTTGATATGATCCATTTAGATCAGCGTTAATTTTAATTCCATCATTACTTATAAATAAACCTCTTTTCTTTCTTCTAGCTCTATCATAGTTTTCTTTTATCGGTAATTCGTTGTCTAAGAAACTTGTTCCAGAAGTATAAGACTCTTCTGTTTCTATAAAGTTTATTCCTTGGTTTTCACATTTGTATTTTAATTTTGATATAAATTTTTGATAAGGGATATATTCAAAATTTTGATTATTTTTCTTACCCATTTTAGAAAGTTGTTTCCATCCATCATTTTTACCAATAACTATTGTATCAATATCATTTTGTAAGCAATAGTCAATTATGTGTTTACTTGAGCAATGCATAAAATAATCTATTTTTCTTTGATGTTTATCGGTTATGTTTTGTAATCTATTGCACCATTTTGATTCTATTTCTTTTTGAATTTTAGATTTTAATTTATTATAGTTTTGATTCATAGATTTAATTATTCTACCATTAATAATAATTGATTGTAAACCGATATTATTTGATATAGTTGCAAAATTATTAATTCCAAGATCAATACCTATAATATTTTTATTTTCTAATGAATTTTTTATTCCTTCAGTTTCATATATGACTTCCATATAATAACATGCTCCAATAGGAATAAAACGAATTTGCATTAATTTACCTTGAACTTTTGTTTTTATACCTCTAAATTTATTAAGTGGTTTCCAAGAAAAATATATTTCTCCATTTATTATTTTGCATTGAATATTTTTTATCATTAATATAGATCGTCCATTTTTATTCTTATATTTTGGCAAAGAAGGTTTTCCTAAATATCCAAATGCTTTCTTTTTAGACCAATTTTTAATTCCTATAAAAAAAGATTTCCAATTTTTATCCAAAAGAGTCAAAGTGTTTTGGCTTGCCTGAGAACCTAACTCATAATAAATCAAATTGTCTCTCATCATTCTATCTAATTCATAGTATCTTATCCATTTTCTATTGTTAATAAATTCCTGTCTGACAATATAATTTGCAGCATTATAAAGATTTTTTGCTTGAAAACAATAGTAATCTATCGTTTTCCACATTGGGTTTGATTTTTTAATTAAATGTCTTTCAGATCTTAATATAATCAAATATATAACTCCTTTCAATAAAATAAAATATTTTATTTAATATTTTCTTTCATCCAATCAACAACCCACATACAACCCTGAGATAAAGTAATTTCTGGTTGCCACCAGGTATATTTTCTAAATTTTTCAGCATCCAAAAACGTTCTATAAACCTCCCCTTTTCGTTCTGGTTTATTGATAGGGTTCTTTTTATATCCGGTAATAACTTTTAATGTTTCATAAACCAAATCAATTGTAGTTCCTTGTCCCCATCCTAAATTATAAATCCCTGAAGGTATATTATTACTCTCTAATGCCATTAAATTAGCTCTAGCAATATCTTTTACATAAACAAAATCCCTACTTTGCAAACCATTCCCATAAATAATTACTTCTTTATTTTTTAACATTTGTTTTGCAAAAATAGATATTACACCTGCCTCAGTTGAAGGATCTTGTCTTTCTCCATAAATATTAGGATAGCGAAAAGAAATATAGTCCAATCCATATTGATCATGATAAAAACTTAAATAATGTTCTACGGTATGTTTTGAAATACCATAAGGTGAAATTGGATTTACAGGATGGTTTTCATCACAGGGAACATAACATGGATTTCCATAAGCTGTTCCACCAGAACCAGCATAAATAAACTTTACAATCTTAAACTCTTTAGACAGTTCTAGTAAGTTTAAAGTTCCAACAACATTTACTAAAACATCTGAAACAGGATCACTCATAGATTTTATTACTGTGGCTTGTGCTGCATGATGAATCACATAATCAGGACGAGTTTCTTCAAATACATCTTGTAATATTGTTTTAGAAGAAATATCACAAAGATAAAAATCTGCTTTCTTGTTTATATTTTCTAATTTTCCTGAACTTAAATCATCTACTACAATTACATCATAATCGTTTTCAATTAGCATATCGACAATGTGTGATCCAATAAATCCTGCTCCTCCTGTTACCAAAACTTTATTTAATCCTTTTTTTACTTCCATATACCTCCTAATAAAAACAAAATTCATTATTTAATTATTTATATTCCAAATTTTTTAATTGATTTTGTAATTTAATTAACTTTTTTTTAGTATCATCTACTTTATTTTTAAAATATATAATGGCATCTTTGGATTTTGTGCCACCCATATTATCATAAAATCCAAGACAAATATTTAATGACAATTCAGCATCATATAGATTTTTTTCTTCTTTGGTAATTGATTCAATTAAAATGTCTTTAAGATTTGTCATTGTTCTCCTTTTCTTATTATAAACAAAAATATGCGCTTAAACATTTTAACTTATTAATTGATAAATGTCAATTATTTTTCCAATAATAATTTTTTTACATAACCGGACAACTCATTGTTTACTTTAATAATAATATATGCTGGAGAATTTACTTTATCCTCATTATCATTATTAAATCCTGGTAAGATAATAATATTTCTACTTTCTCCCATTGTTTCCATAATTTTCAAAAATGGATTCAATGCTTGAGGATATAGAACAAATCCTCCAAAATCTTCAATATTATATTTATAATCAATTCCTAGATTCATATAGAATCTAACGGCTTCTCCAACATTTGTTTTAAAATTATTCTTATAACACAAATCGTAATTAATTCTTATTTCCATTACCTTTACCATAACCTTTCTTATTTTTATTTTTTTTTATTGTTTAAGCGCATATATTTAATTTAAATAAAACTAAAATTTCATTTATTTTTATTATAATTTTTTATCCTTTCCATACATCATTATATGTTGTCTAGCTAGGGCAATCTCAAGCTGTTTTTTCCAAACTTCCCAATTAGTTTCTTTTCCCTTTCTCTCGGCAATCATAAAAGCAGAACGTAGCAAATCGTTGCACTCTTTAATTTCATATATTAGGCGTTCGAGATCGTCCAATATTCCAAGTGCAATTTGACCAGATACGGTAGCTTTATCATTACCAATAACTTTCCTTGCTCCATCCATCCATTCTTTAGTAAAATCTTTCATAATATACCTTTCTTTTCTTTCATCATTCGATCATGCACAGCGCGCAGAGCATTTCCTATTTCTTCTGGACTTTTTTGTGGTTGATTTACATAAGTTAATTTTCCGCTACTTAATTTTAAATATCCTTCGTAACCCTCTGCTAATGCGCAAATATATTCCAGATCATCTTGCGATATATATCCATTTTTAGTTTCTTCCATTCTCATCCTTATAACTTAAACATTTTTCTTGCTTTTATATCAAAATTTGGATTATCACCCCGAATAGATAATTCTTCATAATATTTTTCTATTGCCCTATTACCATCTAATATCGCTTGCTCTTTTGATTTTACAAATTGTGTCATAACGTAGTGGGGGTGATGACTTATGCATCTCCATCCTCTTCTTGTGTGCTGGATTATATATTCTTTATTTTTAATTTCGTAATTCATTTTTGGTTAGTTCCTGCATTTGGTAAAGAAGAATTTTATCTAATTTCTTTTTTGATATATTGTCCTTATCCCTATATCTACATGATATTACAGGCGTAGTTTCTCCTAATTTAAAAATATAATATCCGCACATATTAAATTTCTTTGAAAAAAATATTGTTGCCTCATATGGGTAAAACAATCTTGCATTTTTTAAATTCATTTTATTTACTCACAAAAAAATTATAGGAAAATTCTTTGTCCCAATCATCTGTAGGATTTGATTTTGATTCAAATCCAACAACTGTAACAATATGAAAAAAGTCAGTCATATTTTATTTTCTCCTAATAAAACCATCATTTTATTGTATATATTTAAAAAGTTTTTCAACTCTTGGAATTAAATTATTATTTTTATTTCTCATATCTGTTCTTGTTGGGATCTCTAACACACATTCAAAGTCATTAGGAGCAACATATTCTGAAATAAAAACAATATTGTTTTTCGACCATTTTCTCATTGTTTTCCAAAATAATTCATGATCGAATGATTCATTAGAATATTTAGTTGTTCCCACATATGGAGGATCACAATAAATAATATAATTTATAGGAGCAAAACACAAATAATTTCCACAAAAAAATTCAACATTTTTAATTTTTGGAAGTTGATTGATCAAAGAATTAGAAGCAGTAAAAGCAAAATCTTCTTTTTTTCTTTTATCTCTTGCGTATCCTCCAAAAAACTTTCCTCCAAAAGAACATCCAAATCCGACAAATCCTGCAAGAGCTAAATCTTCTTCCTTATTGTTTTTAATATAATTATATTCTTCTTCAGAAACACTTTTAGGTGGAATCCATCCATTTTGTAAAGAATTATACATGGAGATTAAATATTTATTAATGTCTGAAGCAATTCTAGTATGTTTGCTCACTTTTTCCAAAACAGAACCTCCTCCCACAAATGGTTCATAATAATAATTTCCAGGAATGTCATTTATAACTTCTGCTATATATTTAGATATTTTTTGTTTACCGCCAAAATACTGCAAACTAACCTCCTAATAAAATACAAAATTTATTGGTTTTCATAAATTTTTACGAATAATCCATTTATCAAAATTTTTCATTTTTTGATATTGTACCATAAATTTTTCAAAACCTAATCCTAAAATTTTATTTGAGTTATATTTTGATTTTTTTATTTTTATAGAAGTCGAAATATAATCTAATAAATTTTCTAAAGGTTCATCCGTCCAGTTTTCTATCATTATTTTTTTTACATCAGAATCAGGAAATTTAAATATCATTTTCTTGTTCCTTTTCAAATTCCATAATTACTTTTCCAATAAATTTTGCAACTGGAACAGCAACAGCATTTCCTATTTGTTTATATCTTGTAGTATTTGATTGTCCTGCCGTCCAATTATCAGGAAACCCTAATGCTCTTTCACATTCCAAAGGAGTTAATTTTCTATAACTTTCTGGTCTTGGTCGTTTAAAACCATTGTCCGTTGTGAGTGATTGTCCACCCCTTTCCAATATGACGAATCCAGGGTCGTTGCGAAGGAAACAGTTCGCCAACCTTTTCCAGTCTGAAATACTGCTAAAACCTTGTTCGATTCTTCTAGCCATGATGATAACACGGGGGCGTCTGGCTGGTAAATTGAACGCTGCTGCGTCAATAACAAACCCGATCCCCACATAATTAAGTTCTGTGAATCCTTCCACAATTGCCCTGAAATCATCTCCATTTCTTCCATTTCGCAATCTTCCTGTATTTTCGACAATTGCCCATTTGGGTTGTAACTCATCAATGATTCTTTTATATTCAAACCATAATCCTGATCTTTCACCATTTATTCCTTTCGCTCCCCATCTATCTCTTCCTGCGGATATATCTTGACATGGAAAACCGCCTACTAAAATATCAATTGGATATTCATCCAGCATTTCATCAGCACCGGAACATTCACAATCTCCAAATTCCATTTCACATCTAGGACATAAAAATTCATCTTCATCAATTTGTTCACAGTCATATAATCTTCGAGCCATTTTTGTTACATCTCTAAATTTTTTTATTTCGGGATAATGTTTATCGAGCACTGAAACAGCATTATCGTCAATCTCGCATTGAAAAGAACATTCTAATCCAGCTTGTTCAAATCCTAAATCAAATCCACCAATACCAGAAAATAAACTACCAAAATTCATTCATTCTCCTCATTATTTATCTGATTATCATCTGTAAAAGTAGATTGTGTATCATCATTTTTATCTAAAGTTACAGTATCGGTTGAAGACCAAGTGCTTGTAATATTTGTATTATTACAATACCAGCATTCAAAAACACTTGGAGAGAATATCCTATTACATTTAGGACAAACCCAACCTTGATTACCAGAAATAAATATGTTACTCAAATCTCTGTTTAAAGTATATTTATTTTCATTACAAGTACAGTAGGGTTCTAACCCTTTAGTAAATCCATTTGGTGGAACATCTCCAACATAAATATAGGGTTTTCCACATTTATTACAAAGACCATTATAAGACCATCCATCACTATCGGTTTTGTATAACATTCTTCCCTCCATAAATTTCTTTAAATAATTCATCATGTAATTTATTTACTTCTCGAACATTTTCAATGTTGCCTTTTTCTAAAATTAGGTCATATAATTTTTTGCCTAACTCATAATATAACTTTACTTCTTTTAAATGGGTTTCTCCATACATGCAGTCTTTATTTTTTGAAACAGCTTTTCTTAAGCATAAAAACGGTGAACAGCAATCAGTTTCTCCACATGCTCCACAGGATACGCAATAAGGATCATCTATATCAAGTTCTTCATCTTCGTTCATTCTTATGTCCCTTATCCCATCTTTCCCAACATACATGTTTATTAGAAAAATATTGACAACTTGAAAAAGCACCAGGAAAAAAACATTCATCCCAATTAGGTTTTTTGCTATAATTGGCAAATTGAAACCACCATGCAGGACAAGTGTATTCTCTCATTTCAGATCCAACAGGAAATTCTTGACCTTTACACCATTCAAGATAAGAAAGACCACCCATATCATAAACAGTTTTTCCTATCATAATTCCAGGATTAACTTCTAACACCTTATTGACAGAAGAAATTTCTTTTCCCTGAAATTCTTCATATTCAACTTTTTTATGTCTTTTTCCTGTTCCTTTACATGCGTTACAAACAATTCCATAATCACTGTTTCGCTCAAGGAATCCAACATAGACTCCAGTTCCCTTACATTCTTGACATTTTTCAACCCATTCAATTTTCATTTTGATTTCCTTTACTCTTTTATATAGGCATCAACAACCGTGCCAAAAGGTACAATAGCATCTTTTCTTAGCATATCAACCCAATAAGCATCACCTTCTACTATGATTGCTCCACCTCTATCTCGGCAAGTATATTCTCGTCCAAATATGACAATAGTAGTACCAAAGCTAAGCTCACTAGGGCAAGCAATAGTATTGTTTGAGTCGTAGTAATCTTGCCACCTTTCTCCATTAGCCATTTTTGAAACGCATTCACCATTGACAAATCTAGCACAATTAACTCCTCCCAAAGCAGGGTCATAATGACTTACTTTTATTTTAATTGGTTTTAAATCATCGCTAATTTCAGGGACAGAGGGAGCTTCTGTAGGAGCAGTCCTAACTGAAACTATTCCATCCTCTGCCCTTATGGAAAAACCGTTTGGCTTTTATTAAGAACAACATCAGCATTAATAACAAAATCTAATCTACCATCACCATCTACATCAATAAAGTGTTCCTGAAAGGTAGTAATAGTTAATAACGGTCTACCATCTTGAAAATGGTCTACTAACATCCACCCACCACCCACCATTGCTAGAAGCCATAGTGCAATGAGTCCAGCAATAATCGCCTTAGTTTTTTTATCTGATTCTTTTGTTGTCATATTTTCTCCTTTATAGTTTTTTATTTTTTTCCAATAAAAGCATGATTTTATTACAGTTTTACGCCCTTTTTAGATAGGTTATCTAAACATTCAGCCAAATATGCCTCATCATGCTCAGAATACACCGGAAAACGCTTTAAATAGACCTGCAAAGAGGCTATGTCTTCTCCGTTATAACTATCATAACCCAAAGTTTTACCTCGATAATTATATTGTTTCCATTCTGGATCAACCTCATATCCTCTGTGTTCCATTTCTGCCATTACTCGCATGTGATAAGCAACTAATTTTAAATATGGATTTGCAAATACATAATCAACGGTTAAATGTTTCTTTCCCCATCCATTTCCACGTAGGGCACAAACTTCTCTGTGAAGCCCTAGGATCTGTTGTCTTGGTAATTTTTCTAATAAACTTTCATGCCATAATCTCATAATATTATCTCCTTTTCTATTTTTTAACTCTTTGAAATCCTAATTCTTCAATTGCTGTTTTATATTCATATAACCGATCTTCCATATTCTGACCATTATCTAAAGCTTCTCTTGCTAATTTATGAATATCATTCATTTTATCTATAAGATAATCAAAATTGTCTTCTGCATATTCTTCTGAGAATTTCATTCTACAACATTCTTCTGTAATGTCCAGTATGTTCGTATGCCGATCACAAATTGTTTTATTGTTTTTGTTGATCATAATAAAATCTCGCTTTCATTTGTATTTTTTTGATAATAAGATTTTAACATTAAGATAAGATAAAGTCAATAGGCAATTTTCATTTTTCTACCATCCATTGATCCCAATCTTCAACAATTTTCTTAATTGTTTTTCTATACGCAACATTCTCAGATCCAATAAATTCTAAAATATTAACTGCCAAAGACAAATTCTCGATTGCCTGTTTTAAAATTTCTGGATTTTTTTGTACTTTTTTTAGTACAATACTTGTTGATGATTTTTTATTCAATATTTTACTCCTTTTATTTTTTCGTATAGTTTTATGTTCTTTACTCGGCTTCTCTATCAATCCTGGACTTACAACAACAATCTAAATTTCTTTGAATTCTTTCTTTTTGATCTTCTGGATAATCAGCCAAACATTCAATAAGATCGTTTATTATTTTTATTGTTGTTTTTCTATCAAACCATAAAGTTAATGCAGTATGAATGGGTTTATCTTTTTCAAGAATTGATATATTAATTGACCCAAAAGGATTGTGATCTACGGATATAGAATATTGTAACCAATCTTCGTCAATATCATAATGCTCTGTTTTATATTTAAAAAATTTTTCTATATAATCTAACATATTGCTCCTAATAAAATAATCATTTCATTATAATTTTTTCCATTCTTGATTTATCTTACGAATTATTATCGATAATGCTCTTTTCAAACTAATGCTATGTTCATTCCAATATTCTTGAAATTCTTTTTTTCGTATTGATTCATCTATCCAATATTGCGCCTCTTCTTCAATATCACGTGCTTCTTCATATGGGGTTCTATAATGTGCGGACTTCCAAAACACTAAAAACAAAAACATTAATACAATATAAATTAATAAACCAATTAAATAAATCATTTATTTTGCCTTTCATATTCATCTTTTAAATTAACCACTTGATGAAATCTCCAATAAATTGGATAATCTTGATTGGTAAGAAAATATATTTCTTCATCTCCAAATTCGTCAAAATAATAAACATAAAGATCTTCATTCTCTTTTATAACAATTCTATTAAACATTGTTACATTACTTCTATCGCTTACATCAATTTTATCTCCAGAATTAGGAAACTCATTATTTGAGGTGCAATAGACACAATTTATATTTTTCATTTTGCAACCTCTATGTCGACATCTCTTTCTATTCTTGGATTACAAGTCAATCCAAAATAAATTGCAAAAGCAAATCCACTCAAAAAGATAAGAATTGTTGGAGATAATATCAACCACCAGGATATTTCAAATAATTTTACCAGCTTGCCTACAATAACAGTTCCTTGAACTATTACGTAAATATAGAATCCGTTCCAAAATGTTTCTCTGATCATGGTTGCTCCTTTAAAGATAGTTATTCTTATTATGACAACCGCTATTATTCTCTGGATAAAAGAAATCCAATAATTTTTTTCCACCAGTTCCAAATTGAAAAATCTGATTACGTATTGTGTTCATTTCTGCAATTCCGGCACTCCAATACCTATGATCATCTGACATTTCAAATGTCCAATCGTGATTTCTTAAATTATCAGAAAGTTTTAATACTCCTGGCATCAATTGAGGATCACAGATAATTGTAAAATCATCTTCTTGAGCCTCAAGATTACTGGTTAATAAAATATATTTTTCTTCTTCAGAATGAACCGCTGATCTGGATTTATAAATTTTTATTTCTGTATGCTCTTCCATTTTTTTCTCCTTTTTTCTTATAAAATAACAATTTTATTGTATTATACAACTTTTTAATTTTTAGTCAAGTAGTTTATTAAATCATCTTTATTGTTTTCAACAATTCCATCAATAACAATTTCTAATAATTTCTTTAGTGTAAAACCAATTTCTTCTCTCTTTAAACCTAATTCCATCATATCATATCCATTTACTGCCAAGTCTTTAATTTGAAAACAACTTTCTTCTTGAATAATTTCACTAATAATTTTTAAAAAACTTAAGACCTCATTCATTCTTTGATCAAAAAAATCAGGATTTTGAGCAGATATATCTCCAATCTTTACATAACATAGTAGTACAAGCAATTCTTGTCCTATATTATTTAACATTCTTTTAACATATTTCTTTTCAGGAATAAAATCAATGTCGTGATATTTTATTAATGTTAGAACATCTTCCCTGGTTTTATTATCATATTTATATTCTCTTAGAAATTTCTGTGCTTTTGTAACAGAGAATTTTGCATGATGTTTGAAGTGATCAACTCCATTTTCATCACTTGTTCTTGTTTCTGCTTTTCCAAGATCATGTAAAAATAAAGCCAAATGAACTCTTAAATCTTTTTTGCCAGAATACAATACAGATATAAGACTATGATTGCCAGCATCATAAATGTGATAAGGATTGTTTTGTTCTACATCAAATAATTTCAAAAAATCAGGACATATATATTTCATTAATCTGGAATAAAAAATTAAATCTAAACCAAAATCATTCATTATTATTTGATTAAACTCATCTCTAATACGTTCTTTTGCAACATTAGACAATAAATGAGCATTATTTTCAATAGCATGAAATGTTTCTGATTCTATTGCGAATCCATATTTAGAAGCAAACCTAATAATTCTTAACATTCTTAACGCATCTTCAGTAATTCTCTCATTAGGATTTCCAACACAACGAATTATTTTATTTTTAATATCTTCAATGCCACCATAAGGATCAATAATTTCAAATCCATTACTTGCCATAGCATTAATTGTAATATCTCTCCTAGAAAGATCATCTAATAAAGAAGTAGTATATTCAACAGAATCAGGATGTCTACCATCCGAATACTTTCCATCTTTTCTAAAAGTTGTAATTTCATAAGGAATATCATCAATTATAATCGTAATAGTACCATGTTGAATTCCTGTTAAAATAATACGATCATTATCAAAAATCTTCATAATTTGATCTGGAATGGCTGAAGTAGTAATATCATAATCTTTTGGAGCATCATTCATAACCATATCACGAACTGCACCGCCACACAGATAGGCTTCAAATCCAAAATCATTTATTTTTTTGATAATTTTTTCTGCATTTTTTATCATCATTTATATTCCTATACATTCAAAATATAATTTTGTTAATTCTGAAATATTTGCTCCAAATTGAAGATGAGATTCATTGTACCATATATCAAATTTCTTTTCAAATTCTTCTGCTTTTTCAATAACTTCATCATATGTGTATAATCCATTTTTAATAGCAAGAATCTCTTCAGCATTAGGAAGTGGAAAAGTTATTTTTCCTGTTTTTAAAAGTTCTTCTCCTTCAGTAAGCAATCTAAAAAGATGACTAGCGTGTTTACAGTCAAATTGGTATTTTTCTTCTAATTTTCTTCTTTTAGGATTTCTGTTTTTTATCCATTCTTGATAATGATCCCAACCATTTTTAGCTTCTCTATATAATCTTTCTTTTTGAATTTCTTCAACATATTCATCTTTAAAATATGATGAATTAATTGCTTTAGCATCTACAAGAGCCTGAAAACTAATTTCGGGGGTATCTGTGAGTCCAAAATCATTTCTATGTGGTTTTTTATCTGGAGGATTTATAAACCATTGTCTATGCCTCTTAATGGCGTTTAACTGACTAAATGCATATCCCGTAAAAGTAAATTTTGCTTTTTTGGAAATAAATAAATTTCTATTTTCTAAAATAAGATTCCAGGTAGGAGTAGATAAAAGAATATTGCTTTCTGGAACAAATAATAATTCTACAATATTAGGATTAGAATCAGCACAAATCTTAAAAAATTTAGGTAAACTATAAATTGCCCTGTCTTCTTCTTCAAATCCGCTATCTTTCTGATCAAAACTCATGAATGGATGTAAAAGTATTTCCATAGGAGGAATACAAACTCCTCTATAATCATAATCTGATTCAGGAGTAGCTGTTCCGTAAAGCCTACTTCCAGTTATACATTCAAATATTTTGGCTTTTTCAACATCAAAATTCATAATTTCTCCTAATAAAACAACGATTTTATTTAATTAATCCCACCAGGTCATAGAATGATCTCTAATAATTTCAAAGGCTTCTTTTAGTTTATTTATTTCTTCAGCATCATCTAATAAGAACCCTTCCATATCAACAAATTCCTGTAAAATATCCCTAGCTTTGATCATTGTTGATTTTCTTTGATCCTCTTCTACGCTCCACCATTTTTCATAATTTTCAATCATCAGAGTCAATTTAAAAGCAATGATTTCATATAAAAAACAATAGTCCCAATGTTTATTATTCCATAAAACAGGAATCCAACGAATTAAATTTTTAATATTCCATAACAAATTTTTCATTATCTAAAATCCTTTCTGTGTAATAACATTACATCAAACGACCAAATGCCATTGGTGGAATTTTTAATGATTTAATCAATTCAACCATACAAGCATCACACAAATCAAAATCCAATTCTAATCCATCAAATTCAGATCCATATCCAAATGTAATTTCAAAAGATTGATAATTATGAAATTCTGGATTGTATTCTTCAGTGTTTTCAGTTTCTTTTCCGCATTTATTACAAGCAACCGCTCTTACTACTTCTGACATAATTGTTTTTTGAATAAGTTTTTTCATAATTCTCCTAATAAAATATTTCTTTTATTTAATCTTTCTAATTTGTATATTTTTTTTAATATTTTTTTATTTTTTCAAATCAATTTTTTGTTCTAATTCCTGAATATCTTTCTTCAATTGATCGTTTTCTTTTTTATATTTTTCAACCCTATTTGGCATAGCATGTAATGATTCTGGAAAGCCTAAAGCATCTTTTAGTTTATCAGCCCATTGTGCAGCTTGATCGCAAAGAGTCATTGACTTACCCCATGATGCCACATGTTGTATTTTTTTTGAATCATCATATGCATAAACAACAACAATTGAATAATCATATTTTTTCCCAATTTCTTTCAATACTTGAATAGGCAATCTCATAAAGCCTCCTGTGGATGTAGAAAACGAATTCTTTCAATAGCAACATGAATAATTTCACCATACGCAGTTTCAATCACAGCATTTTTATAATCCGGCGTGAAGGCAACAAAAACGCCCTGTTTATCTTCACCAATTCCATATTCATCACCTCTGTAATTTTTATCAAATTTTTTATATATTACCTGTCTCATTTTTTATTTTTCTCCTTCATCTTCAATTTGATAAACTGTAACACTCCAACTAAAACACAATTTTGCACCACATTTAGGACATGCATATGGTTCATCATCATATACACCAATCATAAACGTCCAGGGTTCAAATTTTGCACCGCAAACACATTGCGTTATTGGTAATAGTTCATCATCGTTACCATCAAATCTTACTTGATCTGTTACATCAATTTTTTTGATCATAATTTTCTCCTAATAAAATCATCGTTTTATTATACATCATTTTTCAAAAGAAAGTCAGGATTAATAACCTTAAAACTAATATTGTTTTCATAATTTCTCATTACCAGTCCTTCTCTTAGTGTGTCTAACAATACACTCTTTCCTTTTGCGTAATTAACCATTTCTTGCATAGTTGGAAGTAAAGAAAAATCTTCTTCTAAAATGGGAACAAATTTAATACCAACTTCGTCTAAGATTTCTTTTGCCATTGCACCGTAAAAATTTTTTCCATCAACAATTAAATTGAACGCATATAAATCATATCCTCTAATTTGATATTTATTTCCTTGAATTCCTTGTCCTAAAATTTCTCCTTGAAGAACTATGGTTTTATCAAATGGAATTTGTAATAATTTTTCTTTTAACCCTGCATATTTGGCAACCGTCCAATAAGAACTGTTATTTGGTTTATTCAATCTTAAATTTCTACTGCAAACTCCAAATTCTATATTGTTGCGAGAAAAAAATTTCTTATTTCTTACAAGAAAAACAGTTAAAGATTGTCCATCAACTTTTTCTGTAACAATAAATTTTAGATCTTTCCAATGATAATAATAATTTGGAAATAATTGAATTCTATCTTCATCTGTTTTTTTAATCCAATTAGGAAATCCTTCCCTTTTCTTTGGGAACAATTTTCTATACCATTTTTGTTTATTCAACCATCTTTCTAATTTACTTTTCTTAATATTTCTTTCTCGTTCTTCCTGTTCAGCTTGCGGATCATGTTTTGTAACATTTAATATTTTAGTTACATCATCTCCCTCTTTCCATTTTTTTTCTGGAAGAATAGACAAAGGCATTACTAATCCTTGACTAATTTGTTTTCTTAATTTAATAGTTTTTACTTTAAATTTTCTATCTTTCATAAATTCAAAGATAGGCAAATTTGGAAGAATTGAATCAATTTCAAAATAAACTACCAAATCTCCAACATTAAAATTATCTTTTTTAGCAACAACGCATTGCCAACCTAAAACTGTAGCAACTTCAATTCTATCTGCACCTTCAATGGGAGAAATTTCTAATATTTTTTGAACACTTGCTAATTTTCTATCTGTCATATTGATTTTCCTTTCTGTTATCAATACAATAAAATTTCCGTTTTATCAGGTAATGAATTTTCAATTTCAATATTACTAATTGAGGCATTCCATCTTACAGTCTCTCCATCATCATCTTGAAACTCTTGAGGAAGTCCCATAATACAATCTCCTCTCCATTCTAACCTAATTAATTGTAAATATTCAATCAACTGATCGATTGTCATTTCGCTGTTATCATCATCTTTTTTATCATAAAATATAATTCTCATTGTTCTTGCCTTTCTTCAGTATAAACAACATCTACAGGAAAAATTTCATAATTTTCTTGTAGGTTTTTTGCTACTTTTTTAAATTGTTGTTTAACAGAATCTTCATTCAAATAAACATAAAAACCAGGAACATCTTTACTACCAACAGCTTGTTTAGTTTTCTTATCTCTAATAATGAATCCTTGATAGCGAATTCTTGGGATTAAAGAATTTTTTAAAATTGCTACTTTAAGTTCTTGTAGTTCTCTCATTAGTTGTTTGTTTGTATTATTCCGAAATGGATTGAATTTCATTTTTTCTATTTTCCTTTCTGTTATCTCATTATATTTTGTTCAATTTTAAAATTTGATAAATCTGATTCTCTAATTGTAAAAACAATATTTCCATTTTTACCAGTATGCAATCTCCATTTATCTTTATCAAAAGAAGGAAGATAACCCATATTCCATAATTGGTTAAGAGATTCAATTTCAACAGGATGTTTAATATTAAAAAATGATTCTAAATATCCAATTACAGCATTTAACATAGAATCCCACGTCTTATTACTACTTCCTTTGACAGCAAATATCAAATGCCAAATCTCTATAAACAAAGAACGTCTTAAATGATCATAAATTGAATCCTTTACTGGACTTCCCACTTGATCTATTAAACGATGATCAACATTTCTTCTTACTGAATTTTGTGAAGAACTCCAATGTTTCAACAACATAATGACATCATCATCAATGTATCTTTTATTTTCAGATAAATCAGTTAAAGGATTTACTATGTCTTTTATAATCAAAGGTTCAATAACTTTACTAAAATCTAAATTTCTAACCCAGTCTTCAGCTTGAATTCTATCATCAACATCAGAATTAATTTTATCAATTTCAAAAAATTTTGTCAATGGGTTATATTCATACTTATTACAAACATCTTCATTGAGATAATAATAACTACAAATTGAAGAATGGGAATCATGTGTATAACTATCGGGAGTCAGGCGTCCATTTCCCAAATCTTTTTTTCTATATTCCCAATCAAAATAAAATCGTTTACCGCTGTTATTACCTGTTCCTGGTTCTGTTACAAAGCTAAAAAATTGACACATTCTATTTTACCTTTCTGTTATTTTACTTTTTCTTCATTCCACTAATTATCATTCCAAACAACATCAATAAAAACGCTCCAAGCACACTTGTCATAAATTATAATCTCCTTTTCTAATAAAAAATACATTTTATTTGTTTTCTCTTAAAAAAACTATTTTTGGTCTTAGATTTTTTGTATCCCATACTCTTTTACCACTCCAACTATCAGTTCCTTTTCCTTCAATTCTTTTACATGTAAAACCTTTTGTTATTCCAATTTCAATCCATCCATCTCTTTTATATATTTCACCTGTTCTTGGAAGTTCTACAAGAGATTCAAAAAACAAAACATTATCTCCATATTTATTTTTCCAATCGTTTGATATTTTTTTTCTAAATTCAGATAGAACAAATTGAGCAAAATTTCTTTTAGGATATTCATTATTTATTTTTTCAACATGATAAAAAATATTATTTACAATGTTATTTAAATTAGTGTCTCCAACATATTTTTCTCTATTTGGAAGATGTAAAGTAGCTGAACCACCTACAATTGATCCATAATATTTGTTATCCCATAAAATAGCATAACAAATATTTCTTCCCACAAATCCTTTAGGTTGACTATAGTGATTTTTCATATTTTCCAAAATTCTACTGTCTGTTCTTTTAATTTTTTCTAATAATAACATTGTTTTTTCCTAATAAAATGTCTATTTTATTTTGTTATTTATTTTGTTATTGCTGTTATTTTTAAATTCTTCTTTTGTTTTTTTAATCATTCTTTGATATGTCCACAATCCAGGTCTTTCTTTTTTTATTCTATCTTTCATAAAGAAACGTACATAAATATTTGGATGTTCTTCAAGTTTCATTATTTCAATTCACCAGTTATTATATCATAATTTTCGATATTCATTACATATCGATTTTTTCTAACAGGATAAGAATAATCAGGAATCATCAACAAATAACCTTCTTTTATAGCCTTTCTAAGCAATTTTCTATCCTTAAGTGTTATTTGTCCTATATCTGTTATACCCTCGTTAAAAGCCATTAAAACAATCTTTGGTTGGGTTTCTATGGTTAGATTTTTAGTCATACTTATTTCCTCATTCTAATAAAATTTATCTTTTATTATTTGTTTCCAATAAAAATATCATTTTATTGTATTTAAAATTCCTTGAATGTATCATCAACAAATCCAATTTCCAATAATTTAACTTTCATTTCTTCTTTAGTTAAACTCTTGTTATTGTTTTCAGCAAGCACTTTCAAAAAATCTTGTCCACATTGATATAAAGCCAACCAGGAATCTTCAAAAGCCTCAAGCTTAGGAATTAGATTACTACAATGTAAATCATACCACTTAATACTAAAATCTGCTTGAATTTCTGTTTCTGCATTCCAATATTCAATCCATAGTTCATTCCTAGAAGGGGATTCTTTCCATCTTAGTTCAGCATCCACAAAACTCCACATGTTATTTATCCTTTCTGTTGTTTTCTAATTATACAATAAAACTTTTATTTTATTAGGTCTTCTTGTTCATATGTAAAAACGCCATTTTCATCAAAATTATCTGATATTTCAAACCCTTCAGGACTTCCTAATAATTCTAATTCTTTAAAAAGTTTTTCATAATCAAGAGTCTGAATATTCATTCTCAGTGGACATTTACTCCACTTATCAAAACAATCAATATTGTCTGCTGTGATATGACCATTCAGACTTCTGTAACTTTGTTTATTAGGCGTACAAAACCCTCCATTAATTCCCATTCCTGTAAATCTCCAAAATACAAAATCTATTTTATTGGTATTTCTTATCGATTTTTTTAAAATTTTATATTCATAAACGATTTTCTTTTCTACTTTATATCCACGTTGTTTTAATTCTTTCGCTAATTTTTTATAATTTCCAGGATGTCTTTTTCTGTTATTCATTTTTTATTATCCTTCCTGTACAATATCATAATCAGTAAATCTTGGTTCAAAAAAGTCTTTTAATTTTCCTGTTTTTCTATCCATATGATTCATTATTCCAAAGATGTCATGATAGAAATTCGAGTCATCAGCATATAGCCAATCTTCTAATCTTAATTTATCATTTTCATAATGGGTTGCTTGAATATCCATTATTAAATCAATGTGAGAAAATTTTGGATAAATTGATTGTACTTTTTCAATGGCACGTTTAGTAATTTTTCCTATTAATAATTCATCTTCTAATGGTAAATCCCAATTAATTTTTGTCATTTTTATAATCCTTTCTGTTATATCAATTATAATAAAATAAACTTTTTATTAGTATTCTAAATCTTCACCGTTTTCATTTTCATAAGAAGTATCTATTTCAATATCTCCAAAATGAAATTTTCCATTTTCTTCCCATACCTGGAATGATCTTTTAAAATTATGTTTCACTCCACCATTCATACTATCACCATCACAACATTCCATTGACATAATTCCAATTAATCCAGCATCCACACCATACTCATTACCCTTGTTGTCGTAATATTCACCATCACCATATTTTGTTTTATAAGCAAAGCATAATTGATCATTATATTTAAATAATCCACTTTGCCAATTGGAAGGAAATTTTTCTAATTCTAAACCAAAACAACCTGTACTATCAATCAAATCGCTCCAATTTTCATCTTTTACTGCATAGCAAGGATCACCGATCCAATAATCACCAGGCTTTAAAAAATGTTTTTCAGTCATTTTATTCCTCCTCATTATAAAATTTGTTATTATCTAAAATTTCTTGATTGATTTCATTAATGGCATTTAGAATATCACCTTCTGTTTTTATTTCTACACCATATTCGCCTAATTCATATAAATCTGTTTGACCACCTTCTAAGTTATCCCAATCAATAACGGTAAAATCAGTGTTCTCAGAAGTTGACCAAATATCCTGTACTAAACCACCATTTACATCAATTAAAACTTGTTCTTTTTTTCTATTGATTGTTATTTCAACATTGGTATTACATCCAAATAAAATATCCATTCTGTTATTTAATTTATTCCAATCTGTTATGATTATTCCTGATCCAATTAAACTTCTCAATAAATCACTTACTTTAGTTTTCGGATTACTTGTCATTTTTATTTTTCCTTTCTGTTAGTTATAAAAATTAGCACAATTTTGATGATCAAAGAGTATAATCAAAGTGTTATCTTCTGATTTATATTCCCATCCAACAAGTTCAAGATTGCTGTCGATAAGTTCATTAACAAAATGATAGTTATTCATAGAAAAATAAAATTCAATATTTTTCATTATATAAAGATCAGAAATTTTATCTTCAATGGTACTAAAATTTATTATTGTTTGTTTATCGTTCATATATTTTATTGGCGTATATCTCAAGTTGATTACAGTCATTATTTTGTTATCTCCTTTATTATTGATTATAGCGACTAATTTTCAAATTACAATAGGCAATTTTCTATTTAATTAATTCCAATATTTTAATGCTTGAATTTCATTTATTTTAATTATAGTTATTGATTCTTCCATTTCATCAGCTATCCATAAAAATCCTTCTTTATCTTTTGTAAAAAGATTTATAAAATTATTGAAAGCATCAGAAGTTATTCTTCTTTCTATTTGAATTCCACCTTTCATATAAAAAATACATTTAATTCTCTTTTCATTTTTGTTATTCATCATATATCCTTTCTAATAAAATAGATTTTTTATTGGTTGACTGTTATTCAATAATTTCATAATTTCTTTTTTCTTCCTGGAAAATATTCTTAAGGATATCGTCCCTTCCTTCCTGTGAAATAAAGTTTAATTTATATCCATCAATAATGAAACAAATTGTCTTTACAGTAAAACTTCCTTTTCTATAAAGATAATTATTTAAATTTCTTAATGTTTTTTGTTTGTCTAATTTTGTAGTGTCAATTACTCTTGAATGTTTTACTGTCATTTCATAATTTTCATCAATGGATATTTCAACCATTTCATTCTTATCATGCAATTTAAGGGATTCTAACAGTTGTTTTACTGGTATAATGGCATAAAACGCATCATGACCATTGAAAATCTTTGAATTAGCTGTTAAATAGGTTTTAAAATTTTTGTTATCCTTATCATCAACGAATAATCCATCAGTTTTATATAAACAAATTCTTTTGTTGGTTTCTTCCAATGGACTGTACTCAAATAATAAATAATTTTTTACTGAATCCTGTCTACCATGAGACT